GTCAATTCGACCAATTTTAGAGAAATTCTCTCCAAAAAAGGTATACTTTATTCTCGATGGAGCACCAAAAGCAAGGCTCCAAATGGACTCTGAGTATAAAGCAAACCGAAAGCAAGAGGGACTTTCCGAAGAAGAGGAGACTTATTGGGCTTCCTTTCATAAGCAGAAGAGAGAGATCATTCGCCTTGCAAAAGAGATCCTTCCATTCACCACAGTTTACCATCCAGACTATGAGTGCGATGATATTTTGGCCCATCTTGCAACCACCATAGAGGGAGATAATGTAATTGTATCATCTGATACAGACTTTATTCAAGCTCTTGACATTTCGGACAAGGTAAAGCTTTGGAATCCGGTTTCTCAGCAGTTTAGAGAGAAGCTTGAAGTAGACTATGCAAAGTTTAAAGCACTTACTGGAGATAAAACCGACAATATTCCTGGCGTAAAAGGAGTTGGTAAGGTTGGTGCCGTAAAGATGCTAAAGGATAAGGCCCTTTGGGATAAGAAAATGTCTTCACAAGACAGCTTAGAACAGTATAGTCATAGCTATAATTTGGTAAAGTTTGCCGATATGAAGCCCGTAGAGTCTCAGTTTCATATTTATAATGGCATGTTTTCGGCAGAAGAGCTTGAAATAGAATTTGAAAAGTTTGAATTTAAGTCAATGCTAGCAGAAAACTATTTTAGCCGGTATGTCGAGGTTATGGAGAGACTCTGTTAGAGTAATTGCAGCTATAATTTGTCCAATAAATAAGGAGAAAAATGATAGAGAATAAAAATCGCACTCAAGATGAGGCAAAGTCAATTCAAGTAGCAGAAGAAAGCCGCGAAATGGATTGGAAGTCCAAGTCATTTATGGCCTCAATGTTTATGGGAGATTTAGATCTTTCTTTGGCTTACCCTTTTCCTCTTCAGCCAAAAGATGATGAAAAGGCTGGCGATGAAGTAATCGAAAAGGTAAAGGCTTGGGCAGATAAGAATCTCGATGGTGATGCCATTGATAAGGCCCAAGAGATACCAGCTCATGTTTGGAAGGGTCTTGCTGAGCTTGGACTCTTTGGAATTAAGATTCCAAAGGAGTACGGTGGTCTTGGTATGTCTCAGACCAACTATATGAGAATTATCGGCACTGTAGCGGGATACTGCGGATCTACTGCCGCCACTCTTTCTGCTCATCAGTCAATCGGTGTTCCTCAGCCACTAAAGCTTTTTGGAACAGAAGAGCAGAAAAAGAAATATCTTCCTCGTATTGCCGCTGGAGAACTGACTGCTTTTGCTCTAACTGAGCCGGGAGCAGGTTCTGACCCAGCAAACATGAGCACTACTGCCGTAAAGCAGGAGGATGGAAGTTGGGTATTGACAGGAGAGAAGCTTTGGTGTACTAATGGTACTCTTGCCGATCTTTATGTCGTTATGGCAAGAACAGTATCTGCCGAAGGTAAGAAGGGAATTACTGCCTTTGTTGTAGAGGCAAAGTGGGAAGGAGTGGAGGTAGTACATCGTTGCAGATTTCTTGGAATTAGAGCCATTGAGAATGGGTTGATCCGATTCAATGGAGTTAAGATTCCAGCTGAAAACGTCATTCTTGGTGAGGGAAAGGGTCTTAAGTTGGCTCTTACCACACTAAATGATGGCCGCCTTGGAATTCCAGCTGTTGCTGCCTTTACCTCAAAGGACATTCTTAAATTCTCCGCTTCTTGGGCAAAGACCAGATCTCAGTGGGGCAAAGAAATTGGTCGCCATGAAGCTGGTGCTCAGAAGCTAGCAGACATTGGAGCACTTTCTTATGCTATGGAAACCTTTGCTCTTTATGGTGCAGCCATGTCAGATCGTCACGATGTTGACATTAGAATGGAAGCAGCAGCCGCTAAAATGTGGAATTCTGAGAGATCTTGGGAGTTAACAGATACCGCTCTTCAGCTTCGTGCAGGAAGAGGCTTTGAGACAGAGGCTTCTCTTAATGCAAGAGGAGAGGTTGGCTTTCCAATGGAGCGAGCACTAAGAGATACCAGAATCAACAGAATTGTTGAGGGAACCACCGACATTATGCATCTTTTCTTGGCAAGAGAAGCTCTCGATGGTCACCTTAGAAATGCTGGAGGTCTTTTCCGAAAGGGAAGTCTTTGGGATAAGCTAAATGTTGTTGGAAAGTGCGCTCTTATTTATCCAGCTTGGTATCTAAAGACACTTGTTGGCGGAGCATTTAGAGCATTTTCTGACTTTGACTATGACCTAAGAGATCATCTAAGCTGGATTGATGGTAAAACACGCCGTCTAGCAAGAACTCTATTTCATCAGATGTTGCTCAAGGGTCCAAAGCTTGAAATGCGACAGGGAATTCTTGGTAGATTAGTTGACATTGGAGCAGAACTTGCCGTAATGTCACTAGTTGCTTCTCGTCACCAAAGAGAGCGTGACTCTGGAGATCTTAGCAATAAAAAGGTTGTTGAGTATTTTATAACTCAGCGTAAGATTTATGTAGATAGTCTTTTTGATGCAGTTACAAATAACGCAGATAAAGAGGCTGTAGAAGCAGCAAATTCAATTATGCTTGGTGCTGAGGAGCTTCCAAATCTTACACATGATCCAGTTTCATCAAAAGAACGAGAGTTTTGTTCAGATTTTAGTTCAGGTCGAATTTTAAATAGAAAATAAGGAGAAAAAATGATTGCGCTATTAGCATTACTGGCATGTTCCAGCAGCGAGAAAGTTTCTGAGCCAGTAAATCCTCAGATTACTGATGCGGTAACTCAAGTTACCCCACAGGAATTGGCAGCATTTTCTGCACTACCAGCTAACTTTTTTCCAGAAGGAAAGCAAGCCTCACCAGAGTTAATTTCTCTTGGAGAAAAGCTTTTCAATGAAAGATTACTTTCAGCTGATGCTGATATTTCATGTGCCTCTTGTCACACTCTAGAGACAGGTGGTGTGGATGGTAAGCAGTTTTCAGATGGTCACCGTGGAGCACAAACTGTTCGAAACTCTCCAACTGTATTTAATGCAGCTGGACATACTGCTCAGTTTTGGGATGGTAGAGCACCAGATGTTGAGTCACAGGCTCTTGGCCCAATTCTCGCTGCCGGAGAAATGGGTATGCCAAATGAAGATACTGTAGTTAGGGTTCTGAAGGAAGATCCTAAATATATTGAAGGATTTAAGTCAGCATTTCCAGGTGAGAAAGATCCTCTTACCTTTAAGAATGTAGGTGTTGCAATTGGTGCTTACGAAAGAACTCTAGTTACACCATCTAGATGGGATGCATTTTTGGCTGGAGATCAGTCAGCACTAACAGAAGAGGAGAAGAAAGGATTTAAAGAGTTTACTTCTGCTGGCTGTGGAGCATGTCATAATGGTCAGCTTATTGGAGGCCAAACATTTATGAAGGTTGGTATTGCGGTGCCTTGGCCAAATCAAACAGACTTTGGCAAGTTTAATGTAACAAAACTAGAGGGTGATAAGATGGTATTTAAAGTTCCATCTCTTCGCAACTCTGCACTAACTGCACCATACTTTCATGATGGATCTGCAAAAACTCTTCCGGAGGCAGTCAAAATGATGGCACATCATCAGCTAGGAAAAGAGCTAACTGATGCTCAAGCTGAGTCAATTTCAACTTGGTTAGGCTCTACATCAAAGAGATATAAATGATACAGCATGAAAGATTACCTTCTGAAACAACAAGAATATTAATGTCACTATTTGTAATAGCTGGCCTAATATCCTTTGGTCTTGGATTTTGGAGTGGAGAATCTCTTTTAAAAAAGAACGATCCAACTTGCAATAAGGTATGCCCAGCAGGCTCTGTCAAATATGAAGAGACTTGCTACTGTGGTTTGTCAAGGTAAAATAAAGTTTAGATAGTTAATTGACTCCTCCCGCATCGTGCTTATATTAGGGATGCGGGAGGAGTCCGCTTAATTGGAGGCTCTAAATGGCTAAAGAAAAAGAGGTTATAGAAAAAACTCCAGAACAAAAGCAGAAAGATAAGGAAAAAGCCGAATATTATATAAGGCTAAGAGAAATTAGGGAAACAAAAAAATATTACGAAGATGTTATGGACAAAGAAGGTAGAGACTTTACCTTTTTGATTGGTCAAGTATTTCCTCATTATCAAGAGTTTCTTAGGGGTTGTGGGTTTTCAATTGAGGATGCTGGCCATATGACATGGAAGCTGAGTCGCCCTCCAAAGGTTCAAGTGGAATCATCTGAGGAAACTAAGTCTGAGGATTGACTTCCGCTGAATTGTGCTTATATTCTAGGTGCAGGTCAAGACCCTGCTAAAATAAACGGCAAAATAGGTGATTAAATGGGAATGTATACCGGCCTTAGATTTAAGGCAAAGCTAAAGCCATTAGTGGCAGACGTTCTCCAAAAGTTTTATAACGACTATGAATGTTCTGACTTTTGGGGTGCAGTATCAGGAATCATTCCAATCTCTTCCGATTGGCTCAATATGCATCGCAGACAATTCATTCCTTTTGGTGCAATAGCCTATCTTTCAGATGATTGGGATGAAGAGTCAAATTCTGCTGGAATTAGAGGTACTGAGTGGCATGTATGCTGTTCACTAAAGAATTATGAAGGAGAGATTGAGCTTTTCCTTCGTCAAGTTCTACCACACCTTATCTCTGAAATGTGTCGTGTAGAATATCGCTATGAAGAATGGGAAGCATCTAGATTTGATCTAATTATGCCAGAAGATTTGGAGCCTTTAGAGGAGTAATGTTAGAACCAACCTATCTTTCATCTGCTGATTGGCAATCTGTCTGGCAGACAAGCTTTAAGATTTTAAAAGAACCAGAAGATAAAATATCTTTTCAAGCGTCATTGACAATTTTTTCTGGAGATATTCCAGAGCTTGATAAGATTTATCCATACGAAACATATGGTTTTTATTTTTCTGCAACAAACACAGGATTCTTTTATGGTGCTTGCCTAGGAAGAACATATTATAGCGTAAATCCATTAAATGATCCAAGATCTTTTTTGCTTGATGTAAAAAAGCATTTTCCAGAATACGGCGATTTTTTAGAAAAGAATTATAAGCCAATTTTTCGTTCTCTAATTCCAATCTAGGAGTAAAAAAATGTCTAAGGAAAAGAAGCCATTTAATCGTTTTGAGGAAGTTCGCAGCATCATTGAAAGCTCAAATGATATTGAAATGATGAAGGCTTGTCAGGGTCTTTTGCGAGATACGATCAAGATCAACGATCTTGAAGAGACTCTTGAGAAGGCTCGTGCCGCTCTTTACGAGGAGCATAAGCGTCGTTTCTTCTCTTTCTTTGTCGATGGGCTTCCTCCACTAGAGATTGCCGCTCTTGCCGACAAGTGTTCTGGTCGAGTAAAGATTCTAGAGAAGAAGGCTGAGGCAGAAAAGAAGCCCTCCGAGTAGTAGTTAAGTTATTTTAATAACTCAACAGTCTTAGATACTCTATCTTCTGGTCGCATAGAAGATAGAGTATCTATAATTCTTCTTTCTTCTGCATCATAATCCCAAGCTAAATCTGGTCTGCCCAGCTTTTGAGCAATATTTTTTGAAATAGAAGAAAGTTTATCTGGATATTTGGAGTCGGTAGCATAGCCTCTGCCCCAAATCCATATTGCAAATTTTGCAGGATCATCTGAGAAGGCTTGTGTTGCATAGGAGAATCTATTGCTTTGTTTTAATAGATTTGCATAAGACTGAAAGCCCTCTTCTATGTTGTTAAATCTTTTAAACTTATCTTTTATTGTTGACATTTCTCCTGGCTTAAATTCTTCTTTTGTTTTTGCAGAAATAGAGCCAGCGGTGCCTTCTCCCTTCATTCCAAAATAATTAAATCCGCCAATGTGATTTTTACCATAGCTTGATTCTAATGCTCCTTGTGCAAAAATAATTCCCTCTGGAATACCATTTGCATTAGAGATAGACTTAACGGCATCAGAAATTTCCATTAGCCAAGTATCACCGGTAGATTTAGCACCATTTGAGGTACTTTTCTCTACCATATTTTGGACATTTTCTGGCTTAGCTGGAGCCTTAATACTCACAGGCTCCATTGGCTTAGACTGAAGGCTATTTATCTTATCTAATGCAGCCTGCAAGTTTGATACGCCAGATTTTTTTGTCCAATCCAAGAAAGAAAAAAATGTTTTATCTCCATTTTTCTTCCAAGCCTTTCTTATTTCCTCTCCCTTTGGAAATATAACAGAAAAATCTTGCCAATCTTCCATTGAGGATAGTACAATTGGATTAAGTTCATCCCTTAATATTCCTGCCAAAATTGTTTCATCATCTGTTCCAATCTTTGATTTTATATCATTAATCCAAGAATTTAGACCAGATTCATCTTCTGAAAATCTTTGAGGTCTTGAAACAGACCAAATTGACATAAGATTGTCGCTGGCAATCTTAAAAAGGTAGTTAAGTTTATTTTTTCTTATAATTTTATTCATAAAACTCTATTAATCATATTCATATTAGTAAAGCGAGGTTTCAATGTTAAAAAACTTAGTAAAAATTGCACAAGAGCTTGATAAGGCAGGATTTAAGAAGGAGTCAGATATTGTAGACGTAATTATCAGGCGCGTTGCATCACAGACTGATGATACCGAATCTGATGTTGGATATGCAACAGAAGAAGATATTGAGTCACTTCTTGAAGGTGCAGATGAAGAGCTTTCAGAAGAAGAGATTGAAGATCTAAATAGATATCAAGCAGCAGAGTTTGGCCAAGAAGATCCAGATGAAGAAGATATTGATGAATGGGAATCTAGGGAAGAGTCGGCTGGTCGCCGCTTTCCTCGATGGAGTCAGTCTTAATATTTTTTGCTGACTTTATAATAGAAGATCCTTTTACATGAGCCATTCTCACAAAACCATCTAATGCGGCTTGCCCTAAGATATATCCAATATCAATAAAGGCAGCCGCAGTTACTGTCCAAGCTATAGTAGTTCCCCCAACTCCCTTTTGAACCATCCAAAATATAAGTGCCTTATTCACTATATTGCTCAAAAGATAGGCCAAGAATTTCTTAGATTGCATTGGTGTCTTTTCTATTGTTTTTGCTATAGACATTTCTACCTCAAATAATAATCATAAAAATTAGTAAGGAGATATTATGACAAACGAATATTATGAAGAAGTTGAAGAAGATCGTCGCGAAGAAGAAGAGTTTGAGTTGATAGATGAGGCTACAATTCTGGCTATTCCATCTGCACAGCAGGTAGTATATGAAGAGGAAAAGGCCTATTGGCAGGATAATTGATGCAGTTTTTTATCTCATCGCAAAAAGATGCAAAATCTTTGGCAAAAAAAATAAAGCCAACTCACATTATATCTATTTCAGATCCAGGAAAAGAAGCTCCATTTGATTCTGTATTTTTAGATTCAAAAGTTCTGAGGCTAAACTTCTATGACGTTACCATACAATCTGCGGCAGATAGCCTTGATGAGAACGAAGTACCAACAAGAGCTATAGCCGATACTATATACAACTTTGGAAAGGACTTTGATGAAGATACAATTCTCTTGGTGCATTGTTTTGCAGGTATCTCAAGATCTTCCGCAGCTGGTATAATATCCTTAACGTCAAGATATGGGGCAATTGGTGCAACAAAAAAAGTTGGAGAGCTTACAATAAATGGTCAATCTGGCTATGATTGGTTCTTTCCAAACCCAATTTTGATTCAAAAATTTGATGATATGCTCCATTTTGATGGAGAGCTTTTTGATTTAGTTGGCGATAGTTTTTTTAAACCAAAAAGGAGTGATGATGCAGGCTTATTCTAACTTTCTAGAAGAAATAATTTCTCGTCAGGAGTGGTCAGCTGACGATAAGTTCTGGTTTTCACCAGGAGAAAGAGATCTTCTATTTTCAATATGGAATTTTCTTTCAAGAAATCAAACAACTCCTCATCATGAAACTTCATTTAAAAATATTTGGATTAAAAGAGAGGATGGTACACCACTAAACTTTAAGATTAAGCCATGTTATGCACTAGACACAACAGACTTAATTGGAATAACCTTTCTATTTGACCGATCAAAAACTTCCGAAGAAGATATTTTTAGCACCTTCGTTTATCATGCTAAACTTGGCGACTTGACAGGTGGCCTAGCGTGATTATATTATGGGTGCGGTGGATATAGCCGCATCACAGGAGATAAAATGAGCGGTATTGCAAAGGTTTGGGTTATCTCTCGCTATGGCTGGGAGTACGATGATTCACGCTATTATCGTCCAGAGTCAGATGGTAGTCGTCCTGTCTCCGCCTTTACCTTTCCAGAGCTTGCAAGTAGGCTTTGCGACGAAAAGAATGTAGCAGAAATGCGCGCTATGGGTACTAGCGGACTTGGTGATTATGTTTCAAGCTGGGATTACGATAAGGAAGATGAAGATTATAAGGCTTTTCTAGAGAGTCACTTTCTAGATTCGGATCTTGATTATCAGAAGCCACCTCATGAGATTGATGATCAGATTCTTGTTGAGATTATGAACTATTTTCACCTTAATTTCTACGAAGTAATTGAAGTGGAGCTGCTGGCCTAAAATGAAGCCACATATTCATGCCGTAAATTCGGCTCGTAAGTGGGGTGGTGAGCCGGAGGATTATCTTCCGATTCACAACTTTCTTGATATTTCTAAAATGGCTTACTCAGATATTCGTCATAGGGCAATTCTTCATAATTCTCTTGGCCCATATATTGCCGAGAAGATTTTTGGAGTGGATGAAAATAAGCTGGCATCACTTTCTGAAAAGTTTGGATGGAGCGAAGATGAAATCTCTGCAATCAGAGGGCTAATTGCTTCTTCTCACTCTGATAATCAGACCTCATTCCGTAATTCGGACGGTGACAGAGTATATGTTCGTGATGTAGCGGAGCACCACATCATTGAGGATATGGGCAAGATTCCTGCCGTATCAGAATACCTTGATGGTATGCCTCACTATGAATGGCTTGGTCATAAGAAGGGTGAAATGAAGAAGCTTGTAATGCGAATTTCTGACTATATTGCTAAATAGTTCTCCAAAAGCTATTTATTTCAGACTCAATCGCTTCTTTCTCATCAATGAGTGCCATTAATCTTTCGTTATCAGACTCTTGATATGCATTATCTGCATCTCTTTCAATTCTGTCTTTTCTTTCTAACAGTAGGCCAAAAAGCATAGTTTTGTAATCATCTGATTGACTTTCTGAAGGACTCTTGATAGACACATTTGATGTTAGATATAACTCAGATATTATCTTTGCAGCAGCAAGACACTTTACAAACTTCCAAAAGCTACTAGTAAAACTAGTTGCCGGAACATATGAATTTGCCGCCCTCTGAACTGTAAAGAAAGTTCTTTCGCTACATTGAGAGAAAGTCTGATTGAAGTATTCTGCGGCTTCAGATGGAATCATGCTTGATTTGGATTTATTTTTCAAAGAATCAGCCACAACTATAATTGATTCGGCCCTATATTTATCATGGTCAGTATTCTGACCAGATGGTTTAATGAAGTCTGCACCAAGTGACAATAGTGTTGATTTTATCTCTCCAACAGAAATGCTTTTTGTTTTACTTACTATCGTTCTCCAGTTAGAAGCGCCAGATACACCCATATTTAATCTTGCTTCTGACAAAAGATCATCTGCAATATCTTGTGCTGCAAGCTTTATTATCTCAAAGGCTTCTTTTTCAAAGCCATTTGAGATAAGAGCATCATGTAAATTAAATATTTTGTTTTTAATCATATTTGTTTGGTAAAAAATAATAGAAAAAGGAGTTAAAATGCCACGATATCAATATGTAAAAGTTCCTGGTCATCGTCATCCAATTACGCTATCATATGAGGTAACAACCAAAGAAAGTGATGCATCACTGCTTATGGTAGTTGGAGTTTCTTTTTGTCATAATAAAGATCAGTTCTCCAAAGAGTTTGGAAGAAAGGTTGCTGATGGTCGAAGGATGAAGTCTCCATATTATGTTGCCTTTTCTGGATTAGATCCAGCATCTTCTTTTGGTAAAAGAATTGTAGGCTCTCTTCATAAGTGGGCAGAATCTTCTTGGAAGGAAATCATAAAAGATGTATGAGCTGCTAATATCCTCTTAATAAACAGAGGATATTATGGGATTAATACGATGGTATTTGGAAGAATATAAAAAAATAGACCCATCACGGCATCATCCATCTATTTGGGGGAAGGCCAGAGCAGAGTTTAAGGCATTATCTTCTTTAGAAAGAGATAGACTTGTAAAACAATGGAATCTTTATAAAGAAAAAGAAAAAAAAGAGTTAAGGGGGATTGTAGAAGAATCTCCCATTACTAGAGCAGTACCATCTAATATTCCAGAATTTTCTCCCATAAAAATGACAAATACTTGGGGCGGAGAAGAGATTCCGTCTGATCTAAGAATGGATGAAATACAACCATTTTTAGATTTACCAAAAAAAGAAAGAGAAGAACATCTAAGAAGATGGAAAAAATCTTTTGAAAAGCCAGAACCAAGTATAGAATCTCCAATTGTTCCAATCGAACAGCTTTCTCTTTTTCAAAATAAGAAAATATCAAATTTAATAAAGGCTCTAAGGAAGTATTCCAATGTTAGATAAAAATCTATTTACAAAAGACTACGATGCAACGGTAGCAAAAATAAAGAGAAAGGTTGGCAACAACGAAGAAATTGCCACATATCTTTCTGAGATTGGAATACTAATTAGATCTAGAAAAGATACTCAATCTATTCTAGATAAATTTAGAGCAGAAATGAATGTAAGAAGTAAAGAGTTTGGACTTAAGGCAAAAGGACTTTCTCCAGAAGAAAGAGCTTCTGAGCAGTCATCGCTATCAGATCTTAAGCATAGAATTCAAAATTTAGAAGCTTCTCTTTCTCACTTTCAAGAAAAAGAAGAGGAGCTACTACTCCACATCCCAAATATTCCATCTGATTCAACACCAGATGGAGAGGGCGACTCTGACAATCCTGTAGTAAGGTCTTGGGGAGATCATCTTGCTGTAAAGAAAGCCTTAACTCACGATCAGATTGGAGAGAATACAGGAACTCTATCTGGAGAGGATGGAGCAAAGCTTTCTGGCTCAAGATTTATGGTTATGAAGGGCGATGCAGCAAAGCTAGATCGTCGCTTAACAAACTTTTTTCTTGATTGGCATACCGCAAGAGGCTATACTGAGGTTGCAGTACCTTACATTGTAACTCGCACAACAATGACTGGAACAGGTCAGCTTCCAAAGTTTGAAGAGGATCTATTCAAAGTAACTGCAAAGTTGGGTGGAGAAGATGCATTTCTAATTCCAACCGCAGAAGTTCCTGTTACAAACCTATATCGTGATGTTATTCTGCCAGAAGATTCACTTCCAATTCGTCATGCTGCATTTACTCCTTGCTTTAGAGCAGAGGCAGGATCAGCTGGTCGAGACATTAAGGGTCTAATTAGACTTCATCAGTTTCATAAGGTAGAGCTTGTATCTTTCTGTAACCCATCTGATTCTTTGGCAGAGCTTGAAAAGATTACTGCTGATGCTGAGTCAGTATTACAGGCTCTTGGCCTGCCATATCGAGTAATTGAGCGTTGTACCGCAGACCTTGGCTTTGGCGGTTACAAGGGATATGACATTGAGGTTTGGATGGCTGGACAGGGAGCCTATCGAGAGATTTCCTCTGCAACTCTATTTTGGGATTTTCAGGCTCGTCGTGCGAATCTTAAGTATAAATCTTCATCTGGAAAGAATGAGTTCCTTCATACTCTTAACGCATCTGGTCTTGCAGTAGGAAGATGTGTTGCGGCAATAATGGAGCTTTACCAGAACGAAAGCGGTGGATTTGATATTCCAGATATTTTAATGGGATCTTGGTGATTCTGCCATTTAAAATAAAACTTGGAAAGACAATGAAGATTACTCCGCATCCAATGGTTGCAAAAGTAATGAAAGTTGTTGCAGAAGATGAGGATCTTTATCGTATTTATTTTAATTGGATGACTCTTTTTTCAAGAATTACTTTAAAGATCTTTCCTGAAAAATAATAACTACTAATCTTTGTTTAAAATATAGATATTAGGAGAGGTTATGATAAAGAATTTAGTTAAGATTGCAGAGCAGTTAGATGCCGCTGGGTTTACAAAGGAAGCAGATCAGATTGATCAGATAATAAGAAAAATTGCAATGAAGCCACATTGGTCACAACATCAGTGCACCACTGGTGGCGACACATTTGAAAGATTTGTAATTGGCCACAAGCAAAGTCATGGTGGTGCCGATATGGAAACAACAATTGCTTATAATAAGAAAAAAGATCATTCATTTGACCCAAAAAAGGTAAAGAGATACCAAGCATTTTGGCTTCTTTGCGATGATACCTGTGGACCATAATTTATTTTTAAAATAAGATATTGAATAGCACCAAAATGGTGCTATTCTTTTTATGGGGATAATATAAATGGAAGAAAAGGTTGCGGCAGGAGTTTTGGTTCAGCATCCGAATGATCCAAGCCTATATCTTGCCTTCAAAAGAAAAAAGAGTGGAAGCTCTGGCGTTTCTCTACCATGTGGAAAGTCAGATGATGAAGAATTACCACATCAAACAGCGCACAGAGAGTGTTTAGAAGAAACTGGATGGACAGTATTTCTTCATATGCTGGATCCTTTCATAGCAAAGGACGAAAAGGATGAGTTTACTGTTTGGATATTTTCTGCGGATTTAGATGAAGAGTCTTGCAAGAGGCTTCAAAAAAACCCAGATGAAGGTGATGCTGTTTGGGCAACGGCAGAAGAATTAATTGCTGGGCCGTATGGTGAATTTAATAGGCAAGCCCTAATAAATTTTGGTAAAATAAAAAAGTAGAAATGAAAAAAGAAATAATCTTTTTTGAGAATAACGCTCCATTTAATCTTATGGAGAGGGGCGGCGTATTCAATAAGATTATAATTCTAGAAGGTGTAACCAAGATAATTGGCGGAAATAAGCCAGATTTAGATATTACGTGTTATGATGAAGCTGGCGATATATCTTGGTCAATTTGGACAATAAAATGCGTATATTCTATTTTTGATGAGCAGAATAGGTTCTTTGATTATCCAAAAGATATCTTTTTAGAAAAGATTATGCGACTATATCCCGATGATTTTGAATTCTTTCTCTGGAATCCAGAAATATTTGAGGGAATTTATAAAGAAATTACTGATCCAGATCCTGAAATCCAATCTATTTCGCAGAATGGAGAGTAATATCCTTCTGAATCAACATTCCTAGTGTCAGTCCACTCTAATAGTCCGCCAATATAAATATTAACGGTAACATCATTTCTTCCGCTGTATACTGAGCCAGGATAATCATGAACATAAACCGTATAAAGACCATTCATTGGAGCATCAATATTAATATTCTCTGGACCTGTTCCTGGAATATCATCAAGATCTAAAATTGGATTATCCCTCCTGTCTCCTGCAATACCCCAATCAAGTGTTCCGCTAGTGCAATTTGCATAATAACAGTCTCCAGATGATGTTAGAGATCCACTTGGTTTTACAAGATGAAGATCCATATCGTCTCCAGAATGTTGCCAAAACATTTCAATCCAAAGGTTTCCACCGGGAATTGCGCTAAGTGTAGCATAACAGGGTTCTGAAGATAATCCTGTTGAGCTTGTTACTATTAGCTGCCCGATATATTCACCAACTATCGTTGGAGAGAAATTTCTTCTATTTGCTCCACCACTAGGCATAGAATCTGGCGAACCTGATGGGACAGAAATAAGGCTCCAATCATAATTTGTTATTGTTCCACCGCTTGGATCATAAGAAGATGATCCAATCCAGTCTGCCGTTCCGTGAATAGCCTCTACTTCTGCTGGGTCAACGGAGCAAACTGCGACAGGTTGAGAAATTGGAGTTCCAGAGTCTCCTGTATCAGTAATTTCCTCTTCCTCTGGAGTACCATTTATGGGAACGACGACTCTAGAGTTAGCAGGATCATTTGAGGTTATTATGATTGAATCGGAATCCTCAACACCTTCTGAGATCCATTTTACTATAAAATTAGATTCCTCTGCTGGTGCCAAAGAAACCGGACCAACATTTATAAGCTCAAAGTTAAATCCGGAATCAAGCTCTATGCTTACTACATTTAGAGTAGTTCCGCCAACAGATTTTATTGTTACATTTTCAGTTACTGTTGATCCATTTGGAATTTCTGAAAATAAAATACTGTCTGGAGTAACTTCTATTGCTGGGGTTTCGCCAATTGGATCTGGTTCATTTGGCTTTAGTTCATAATCAGAGCAGGCTAAAATAAAATATAGTAAGTTAATCATAATATTATAAAAATAATTACCACAAAAATATGAAACCAAGCTTTACTGATAAAAAATTATTAGATATTCTGGATTATAAAAACCTTGTTTCGGTAAGGCCAAGCACTTTTTATGGAAGAGGATTCCTTGGAGAAATACTTCTTAGTGAGAACTCTTCAATAAAAGTTCTATTTGAGCACTTTCCAGCACTTGCAGGATTACAATCTAGAGATCTTGTGGTACTTTCTTTTTATGAAAGAAATTACATAGGAGAATTTTCTTTTTATGCAGAACAAGGTCCATTTGATACGACATTAAGCCTTTATTTTAATGATTCAAGATTCTTGAGTGATTTTGCCTCTCCAAATACATTTCTTTCTAAGTCTGAATCATTAGAAAAGCTTATGGAGTACCCCTTATTTGCGGAGTGGTTAATATGGAACAAGTTTTAGAGCCAAAACATGATGATGGTTGCGGTTGGCACTCAGATTGGCATAATTGCAACTGTAAATTACACAAGTATCTTGTTTGGGTAGAGCCTGGCAAATGTGGCGATGTCACCTATTTTTCTTGCTCTGCCGAAGAAGCAATAATTAGGCAGATAAAGACTGCAGAAAGCAGAGATCACAAATACCAAACTCAAGAAGAGGCACTAGAAGATTTCATTGCAGTAAACTGGGCAATTTGGGAAGGCTCAGAAAAACCTTAATTTTTATTTTCAAACCGATTGACCAGCCGCAAGCGGTGAATAGATTATGCGCGGAGGGAGTAGGTAGCCCTCCAAGGAGTGTTGATGCCTATTAATCAAGCCGAAATCAAGCGTGCAATTAACCTTCTATCAACCGTTGGTAACGACGATATTTCTGGAATGGAACCAGAATTCTTTGCTGCTTATGCCCGCTTTAGTGACTCTTATAAGCACTACACAGAGAGGCAGATTGCAAAGGATAACGCAAAGGATTGGGCACTATCTAAGCTTCCTCCTTGTCCAAAGTGCGGGGAGAGGAATATTACTATCTGTTCCCCCATTATAAATTTCTCTTCTATTGATACATATACTTATGATAAGTCTAAAACAGTAGTGATTGGGACAGATATGTTTGACAACGTATATCTTGACAGCAAGGAATACAAGAGGCTTATTGAGGTAGTCTCTATTCACGCTCCAGAGATTGCATATCTTCTTGAAGATCACCTATCCTGCTATGATTGCGATATTAATTATGCAGCAAAAGAAGAGCTAAATTCACTAATTGGAAAGGAGGTTCCATTCAATACCATCGTTGAGTGGGTCAATAATAAGCGAGACACGGAGTAAGTATGCACCGCACAGAAACTCGCCGCCAGCGTTATGATAAAAAGTCTGCTACCGCAAAATTTATGCCTGTTTCATTTTGTGCAGTAAACTTTGGGATTGATGAAAATTTGGCCCTACTAATCAGAACGGCAGCTTGTTATGGCGCAGAGTCAGTAATGGTTATTGGATCAGTACCTGACCATGCATTTCTTCGGCCTCGTTCTGGAACTACTGTTGATTATGTTAAGATAATTCAGTTTGCTACGCCGCATGATTTCCTACAGCATTGTCGCGAAAATGGGTATAATATTGTATCCGCCGAACTTTGCGATGGAGCCACAGAGCTAACAGATTATCAGTTCTCATTTGACAGGCCAACTGTTCTCGTTATGGGCAACGAATATACCGGTGTTCCTGCCGAGGTAATTCACAACTCTGAGCCAGTATTTATCCAAATGAATGGCCCCGGAGCCTGCCTAAATACAATGGTTACAGGTTCCGTTTTTCTTAACGAATATCAGCGTCAGTTTATTCTTCACAATAGGAGTCTCACAAATGCAGCAGCGTGATTCAGAGCCAACCTCTCTATTTATCTTTAGAATCTTTGTTTCCGCAATTTTCTGCGGCATCCTTGGCGGAGCTATGGGGCTAATCTATGGCCCGCTAAACATTCCAATTGCATTTGCCCTTGGTATTGGCGGATCAATTATACTTCGTGTTCTGCTGGAGAAGCAGATTCAGTATCTTTATTGGTGGCTCCGAGTTTGGTGGGAGCTAAATACAGAGAAAAATGAACCTTGAAGAGTTTATAAAAGGCTCTGGAGTAGCAAGCGAAGATAAAAGTCAAGTCTTTGCTGGCAGAGGACTAATTGAGCAGTTTAACTTCCAGAAAAAATCTGGAGTTAAAATGCCTGTTGTTGCCTATCTAAAGCCAAAAAATATGCTTATTGGCGGAAAAGAGACATCTTGGTATGAAATTTATTATCTTCTTCTTTCAGAAGATGGAACAATAGTTAGAGAAGGAAAGGATTCAACCTTTAGGAGTTATTATGACTACAAAGCTTCTTGCAACATCGAAGATCGCTAGACTAGAGGAGGTTCCAGAGAATGGGCTAGTTTATTATGATGGTCATTTTGGAATGTCATCTGGAGTTCCAAATATGAAGAGTTATGACGGTGTAGATTACATTAACGTAAGGTGGATCTCAGATCATCAACCAAGGTATGGAAACTCAACTGATGTGCCTGTCACTACTCTTGTTGAGTTTTTGACAAATCTATCGCAAGAGTAAGCCATGAAACTTTATGCAATTTATCATCGTCCAACTCAGACTTTTTCTGAGTCAGGACGCTTTTATACTCCAGCTTATAAAAATCAGTTTTTTCCATTCGGAAGAAAGACTAAGCTTTTTGGTAATGTTGGCCCAGCAAAAGCATTTATAACAAATGCTTCAAAAGAAGCAAGAAGAATGAAGGTTGAGGGTAGCATTGAGTTTGTCTTAGGACTTGAAGTTGTTGAGGTAGAAGTCTCTCCTGTGCTAGAAGCTCCGGTCTATTCTGCACAATTCAATTTGGAAAAGTTATGAAAAAGAAGAATCCAATCTCTGTTGCACATTCTCTTCGCGGTGGTGCTGGTGCTGGCCCTCACCGAAACAGGATCCTTTCTATAAAGAAAGGATCTTCTAGAAAGGTAAAGCACAAGAAGGAAGGCAAGGATGATTAAGCTTATAACACTGAATGGCCTAGAGCATTGGAATGATATTGCAAAAGAAAACGTTGGAAATAAAGTGTTCATTAGAAATAGCTCAGTAATTTCTCTATCACATATTAGAGTATATAAGCCTCCAGATCATGATTATTCTATTTTGTGGCAAATAGACAGCCCGCAGGATAGAATAGGTTATAAAAGCTTTTTTTATATTGGGGATTTGAGATGTACCCAAGAAGAGTTTGTATCACATATTTCTAAAGAATATCCAGAGTATATGGAATGGTTTCTATTTAATTCGGAGTGGCTACACTAATGTTAAGCGCAGAATTTTTGGCAAACTTAGCGGTAGAGGTTGAGTTGGGTAGAGTTCGCAGAATTCCCCACTCAAACCTCCCGCTTTCTATTTATAACTACACTGAGCAAACTCAGTTCTCAAAAGCTTTTAACGAAGTCAATTCTATTTGTCGTGGCCTCGTAATCTCCAATGAAGGAAAGGTTGTTGCCAGACCATTTGAGAAGTTCTTTAATTTTGAAGAGCTTGGAGCCTCATCTTCAGAATTCTCTCCAGATAAAATCTCAGAGATTTGGACTAAGGAAGATGGATCGCTAATTGTAGCATTTTGGTGGGAAGGATCTTGGCACACTATTACTCGTGGAAGCTGGGCATCAGACCAGGCTCTCTCCGCTCCAAATCTTCTCAGCAAACGCTTTATTTCTGGTGCGGATCACAAAAAGACCTATCTTTTTGAGTTGGTTGGCCCATCAAATATCAATGTTGTAAGAAATTATGAGAAGGATTCCCTAATCCTTCTTGGAATTGTTGATACTCAATCTGCCGCTGAAGCAACCGAAGAAGAGATCAGGTCTTATGCAGACGGCTTTGGATTCCAAATGCCAAAGCTTTGGACCGCAGAAGAGTTTTCTTATGATCTAATCAAGAAGGAGCTTAATCCAAACTTTGAAGGTGTCGTTCTTAAAAATATTAAGGGAAAACGCTGCAAGATTAAGACCGAAACTTATGTTCAGCTTCATAAGGTAGTCACCGGCCTATCTGACTCTGGAATTTTTAATCTTTGGATGCAAAGAAAGGAAGCAGGAAAGTTCTCAATGGATGGTATTCCAGATGAATTTTTTGCTGAGATAAATCAAAAGATTGATGCCATTGATGAACGATGGGTAAAATATAAGGCATCGGTAGAATCCGAGTGGGAAGAGACAAAAGAGTTGATCAGATCTGGCATGTCAAGAAAGGATATTGCAATCAATCATCCAAAGCTTCGCCATGTTCTGTCTAGCGCCATGCTAAATATCGAGCCGCTATCTATTGCTTATGATGAATTTTGCAAATACAACGGGTGAAAAATGAAAAAGAAAGTAAAGGTAATTCTTACAGTAGAAATTGACGAAACCTCAGAGAATACTCCTACTATAAAAGGAATTCTTGAAGATGGATCTATAATCTCATTTTCAAGGGAGTCTATTTTGAGATCCGCCGATATAAAGTCAAGAGAGGATAGTCTTTCAGATCCAAGAGTTAGCTGCTAGGAGGAATAATGCGTTGGCGTTATGGAATTGTAAGATACAGAAATAAACTAAAACCAGAGCATAGATTTTATGGTGTTGGAGAGCTTTATTATGATAAAGATCCTCTTGCTCCACATTCTTGCACCAAAGAGCCTGTTGAATCTTATGCTGATGCTGAGGAGGGAGATACAGAGGAGGCTGTTAAAGACGGTCTAAAGCTGGATCTAGAAAGAATATTGAGAGATTGTATGAAGTATCCCATTTTTGATATTGATGGGCCTTATGAAAAGGCTCCTTGGGACGGAAAGAGAGATCTTAACTCTCTTACAATTGAGCAGCTTCAAACAATGTCAGATGAAGACATTGAAAATTGGCTAGAGTCTAGCAAGGAGTAGCTGGTAATATATTTATATATTGCTGGAGGCTCAATGCTAAGAAAAGCTTTAATTTTATCCCTAATCCTTCTTCCGCCACATGCTGCTCATGCTGCCGAAGATGGTGAAGCAAAAATAGTTTATAAAAATAAAACTGAGATTGACTTTGAAGAGCTAGAGATAGAAGGCGTTCTTCAGAAGCCGCAGTCACAGCTTGTCTTAGAGAGAAAGAAGGCAAACTTTAATCCTCTCATCAAATTGAGAACTGACTGGAATCCAGAGATTGATCAGTCTGTTGATGAGATAAAATAATGTTAAAAGAGCTTTTAAAAGACGAAGAGGGTCAATCCACCGTAGAATATATGCTACTAATCTCAGTAATTGTTATTGCAATCGTTGCAGCCGCGTTCGTTTTTATAGAACCGTTTCGAGCTGGAGTGGAAGATCTTGGAAAGGATATAAAAAAGATTCTTTCTGATGGAAAGATTGGAAGAGTTGGAACTACAAGGTAGTTACTAATATCATAGCATATAGTTGTGATATCTAAAATAAAAGAAATAAAAGAAGTCCTTATTGACAAAAAGAGAGACTGGAGCCAAAAAAGATCTAAAGATTGGCCAAAAGTAAGAGAAGCCCATCTAAAAGAGTTTCCGGTCTGTGCTGTTTGTGGCTGTAATGTTGATGTCGAAGTTCATCACATAAAGCCATTTCATATTGCACCAGAGCTTGAGCTGGAGCCTTCCAATTTAATCTCACTCTGCGAGACAAAGAAGTATGGCGTAAACTGCCATCTATTCTTTGGTCACCTTGGGAATTACAAGACAGAAAACCTTCATCTTCTTGACGATGTTAAGCGTTGGCAGAAGCGATTTGAAGAAAGAAAGAAGCAGCTAAAAGATTAATCTCGTTCAATCTCCAGCTAGGCGTATAATTTATCATGGCTGATAATAATATCAAGGTGTTCAGAGGGAATTGATATCTGTGCCACATCTGCCTTTATTGCTCAATTTAAACCATAGGAGAAATAACAATGTCTGTTACAGTTGATCGCTATACCACCTCAAAGTTCATTCTAAAAGATGATGCAGCAGTAGAGTATATTAATAAGATCGTTGATCTTCTAGCCGAGGAAGGAAATCTTCAGTCTGGCTATCTAGCTAGCGATGCCTATATCAAGCTCTATGAATATGGCGATAGAACCTTCAAATTTATTGGTGATGGATTCTGTGATTCCGGTCCAGAGATCAGAGCCTCAGCACTTAATGAAGAATCTTCTGAAGAGGGTGACGAAGAGCTAGATGAAGAAGAGGAAGATGAGGATTACTATGACGAAGATCCTATCTCTCTCTTTGATGAGATTCAGAAAAATCTAGCAGAAGGAACCTGGTTCTTTGTTGAGAATCATGCTGTAGAAAAAAGCTACTTCTCATCCTATATTGCTTTCTACCATCAGAATGGCAAGACAGACTACAGACATTCTTATGAGCTAAAGAAGCAGATTCTAGAAGATAACAAAATTGACGCCAAGGTAGAGTAATGTTCCCAGAAAAAGAAGAAGCAACAAAATATGCTTACTAAGCAGTATTTTTCTGGACAATGTATTTGTGGTCACCACTACCAATCGCATCATAAAATGATTGTTTCTAGCGCCAGCTTTGCAAAAGAAAATCCATGGCTAAATGATGTTGGTGGAACTTATGCAGACGAATGTCTTATCTGTAACGGTGTTAATGGCAGAGATGGATTGGGCGATGAAACAGGCCATTACTGTAGCGCCTATCTAGACATAAAAGATCCAATATATTTACTATCAATAAACCCAACGGATTAACAAGGTATAATATTATGTCACCAGAAAAAGAAAAGGCCTTAAAAGATAAGTATCCTAAAATATTTGGAACATCCGATCTTTCCGAGCCATATACAACCTATGGTATAGAGTGTGGCGATGGATGGTATGATCTTCTAGATGTATTATGCAGAAATATCCAAGGTCATATTGATTTTAAAAGTAGGGATCTTAAAACGGATGAAGCAAAAGAAGCTCTTCAGCTGATTGCAACGCAGGTTAAAGAAAAATTTGGAACACTTCGCTTCTACAGATCTGGTGGTGATGACTATACCGATGGATTAATTCATATGGCAGAAGCGATGTCTGGCAAGATTTGTGAGACCTGTGGAGATAAAGCCACCTATCAGACAAAGGGCTGGATTAGAAACATCTGCAGTGCCTGTCATATTAAAAGCAAACTTAAAGAAGATCACGGTTTTGAGCTAAAATAAGGAGATAAAATGTTTGTTAAAACTGCAACTGATAAAACTCTAAAGAATTCTATTGGAACTAATAAAACTGCTCTTGTAAAGGCTGGTGCTACCTGGTGTAATCCCTGTAGAGCATTGGCACCAACACTAGAAAAAGTAGCTGAAGAGAGGTTAGCCTCTCTTCCTGTGTTTGATCTTGATATTGATGATAGTCCATCTGCCGCCCAATCCTTAAAGATAATGGGCGTTCCAACTATGGTTCTATTTCACAATGGAGTAGAGGTTGCTCGTAAGTCTGGCAATATGGCAAAGGGTGCTCTTGATGCTTGGCTAAACTCTGAGCTAGAAAAGGTAGGAGGCTGAAATGACTAGCGATCAGTTTGTTTTTTGGCTTCAGGGATATCTTGAGCTTTCTCAACATCTAAATGGCCCAAAGGACTTGAATGAGCGACAGGTTGAAGAGATTAAGAGTCATCTTAATCTTGTTTTGACAAAGGTAACTCCAAATTTGCCAACTCAGCTTCCTCTTTTTCCAAGTCTACCATCATACGTTCCTCCGGTTACTTGTTCAACGGAAGGCTTCCGTCACACTGGCGATTGATCTTTTAAACACAGCCTGTTGACTCCCCGCTCACGGTGCTTATATTATCCGTAGCGGGGAGTCCTGCTATAAGGAGCTTTATGTTTAGGTTTGTTTGTCAGGGTTCTGATAAGAATGGTAATCCGATCACAACATCGGGTTGTGGCGAAGTTTCCTCTGCTATAATTGATCTTTCCATTCCGCTTCCAAAGTGGGGAGAGGGAAAGTCAGTCTCACTAAATAAGTCAGGCTCATTTTATTTTACACCAGATCAAGAGAAGGCTCTATCAAAAGGAAAGCTTCCATCCGAGATTATAGAAGTTGTTAATCAGTGGTCTGGTAACGCAAAGTTTTTAGCCTATGGTGCCTGTCAGACAAAAGACTGCAAGCATGATGTTATGATAATTAGCGTGAAGGAGTCCTAAATGCAGGATGCAAAGTTTAAGCTAATTGATCTAAAGGGCGAAGAAGTAGTTGTCGGAGATACAATTGTAATTGCCAGAGTAGATTATAGAACACCAATCCTATCTCTAAGCCTTGTAACAGAGATAAAGAATTGTCCAAAGACAGTTAGGGTTTATTATAAGGGATTTAGGGACAAATATAATTATCAGTCCTACCTGACTGTGCAGTATGCTGAAAATGGAGTTCCCTCCAATCAACTCATTAAGATCGATAACATTGAATTTAGCCTAAACCAAGGCAAGTTTGCAAAGCTTTTTGTAGCAAAGTCAGAGTTTGAAACAGCCAACCCAAAGCCCGAAGAGGTATCCAATGAAGAATGATTTTCTTGACCCACTTGAATTTTACGTTGATTCGATTAGGGCAGAAATCCTTGAAGTAGATGTTATTCTACCACAAAAGGTGATTGAGGCAGAGCCTTCTATCATGGGTCTTTCTCCAGAGAAGGAAGAAGAAGCAATCTTTACACTTTTCTTTAATTAGCGGTAAAATATTTTAGAAGGCCGATTGACTAGGCGTATTCTGTGCTTATATTCTAGGCGTAGCGGGAGGATTTACAATGAACTTTTGTGTTCCACTATTTCATCGCAAGTATTTTCCGCTACTTAAAAATAAGTACCTTGAAGTCCAGCTTGATAAATTTAAGGATGGATGGAGTTATTTTGAGCTGTCACTAAAATGGACTCGAAAAACTCATCATGCCGGAATCAGCTTTACCTTTGAGGTAATGTCTTATTTTCTTGGAATAGATATTTACGATAATCGCCATTGGAATTACGAAGAAGAAAAGTGGCAAGATTGCGACACGGAGGAAGAAAATGCTTAAGAACCAGACTATTCAATAATATGCTAATAATCAAGTAATTTTATGCTAATATTTCTTCATATTATTATGAAGAAGAGCAAGCTTTGCGGTATATATTGCATAAGAAAGGATGACCAATTTTACGTTGGACAGAGCATTAATATCTTTAAAAGATTTATAGCTCATAAAAATATGCTAGAGAGAAATGAACATTACAACCAAAAATTACAGAATTCTTATACAAAATATGGTGGTGATGTTTTTAGTTTTGAGATCATAGAAATATGCTCTCAAGAAGTCTTAACGGAAAAGGAACAATATTGGGCAGATACTCTTGATGCCACAGATAGTGGTTTTAATGTTGGTCTAATAGTTAGATCGATGGCTGGAACAAAAAGAACAGATGAGCAAAAGCAAAAGATGCGTGGCAGAATAGTTTCAGAAGAGACAAGAGAAAAATTAAGATTGATTAATTCTGGAAGAAAGCACTCCGATGAGGCAAAAAGAAATATGAGTGCTGCCCAAATAAAGAGAAATATAGAAAATCCTCCAGCAGAATTCTCTGACGAAGCAAGATTGAATATGAGCATTGCTCAGAAAAAAAGACTAGCAGAAAATCCGGCCGCACTTGGAGAACTGTTACTAATGGCAAAGGAAGCTTCCAAAAATAGAATTGGAAGCAGTCATACCGAAGAAACTAAAAATAAAATTAGAGAAAAAAAGCTAGCCAGACCTCCTCATTCTGAAGAAACTTTGAAAAAAATGGCAAATACCATGCGACAAAACCGTATTTTGAATGGACCAACAAAGAGGTCTGATGAAGCAAGAAAAAGAATGAGTGAGGCACAAAAAAGAGTTGCTGAGCAAAATAGGGCAAAGAAAAATCTCTTATCAGAAGAAGAACTTATTGCTCTCGCAGAAAGAAAGAAGACCTTGAGGGATAAAAATAATAAAAATAGAAATGAAAAAAGAAAGGCTCAACGTGCTGAGGCAAGAATGCAAAAGCAAATTCAAGAGCAAGATCCTTAGTAATTTTAAGTATTATAAATTCAAGGAATTTAAAATGCACCAAAATAACGATTCCATAAAGAACCTTGTTGAGACCTCAAATTGGGAATCTGCAAATCTGGCAGCAAGAGTTGTTAGCTTTCGTAAGATGGGAAATATTTCTTTTTTACATTTGCAAAATTCTGAATCAAAAATCCAAATTGTACTAAAGAATGGAGTAACAGAGGACTACAAGTCAACTGTATCCCAAATAATCATCGGCTGTCATATTCATATTTGTGGTGTAATTTGGTATACCTCTACTGGTGAAAAGTCTATTTTAGCTCATCAGGCAAAGGTTCTCAATCGACCAATGCGAGGAATCCCAAGTACCTTTTATGGCGTCTCTGATGATGAGGTAAGGCTTCGTAAGCGTTATCTGGAGACTTCAATTGATCTTGAAGCTGCCGCAATCTTTCGACTTCGCTCCAAGGTAATCTCGACCATTCGACAGATTCTTACAGAGGATGATTATTTGGAGGTTGATACTCCGATGCTTACTGCCCAAGCATCTGGGGCAATAGCTCGACCGTTCGTTACTCACCACAACGCTCTTGATAAGGATCTTTATCTCCGTATAGCACCAGAGACTCATCTTAAGATGATGATGGTTGGCGGATTTGATAAGATTTTTGAGCTGAATAAGTCTTTCCGAAATGAGGGTCTGGATCGCTCTCATTTGCAGGAATTTAATTCAATGGAATGGTATCGGGCTTACGCTGATTATCAGGACAACAAGGAATATTTTGGCAACTTTATTGCAGGACTTCTTTGGCGACTTGGATTTGACGCAAGAAGTGTAGAATGGGATGGAGTTACTCTAGATTTTAATATCATTCCAACTGTAAAGTATCGAGAGCTTTTCTCTCGCGCTGGACTGCCCTCTCCAGATTCAATGTCTGCTTCTGATGCAGATGAAATCTTTAAGAAGAAGATTCGACCCACTCTAATCCAGCCAATCTATGTTGAGGATTATCCAGCCCATATGTCTCCTATGGCGGCAAGAAAGGCAGACGATCCTAATACTGTCGAACAATGGCAGCTTATTGTTGGTGGGTGGGAAATCGTCAAGTGTTATACTGAGCTTGTCGATCCCGTTCTCCAGCGCACTCTGCTGGAGGAGCAAGCGACACAGAAGGCTGGAGGGGACGAGGAGGCTATGATGCTTGATGAAGGCTTCCTAGAGGCTCTGGAGTACGGCTGTCCCCCATGTAGCGGCCTTGGGCTTGGCGTGGAAAGATTGATTTGTATTCTTGCCAACAAGAAGTCTCTTCGTGAGGTAACATTCTTTCCTATGATGGGATGAAGATGGAACCAATAAACATCGGAACATTTAGCAGCAGCTATTATGCAATAACTTGTATTTCTAAAGTTGGCTTATATCATGCATTGATTGAAACTCCTTCATCCAAATATAATCCAAATGGTAAGTTTGATGAGATTTGGTTTTATGCCGGAGATTCTTTTGTTGAATTTATTATATATTATATGCCAAGAGAAATAGATCATTATTCATCCATAAAAATCGCCATTAACAACAATCTAATTATGCCTAAAATGTATTTAGCCACTGAAAATAATCTAGTCTATGTTCCCATTCAGACATTTATAGATCGATTCCTTTTAAACCAACACCCTGCAACAGGCTGGCTACTATTTAATCAGGATCTTTGGAATCATGATTGAGCCAGTTTATCTTGGATTGTTTCGAGACTCACTTGAGGCAATTTATCATGGAAAAAATCATAGTCCAACGGGGCTTTATTATGCTGATTTTTGTCAGTATGATGATTCTCTAGAGTCTAATAAGCTTTATTTTTGGTTAAATGATTCTATTCCATATTTTGCAATTTTTATTTTTTCTGATAAAAATCTAAAGATGGTTGCCTTAAATGCAACCTATCTTGCTTCAAATATTCCATACGAAAGAGGCCAGCTTCTCTACACTAACCTTGATGAATTTTGTAGTCGTACAATAGATATAAATCATCCAGCAACCGAGTGGCTTCTTTTTAATCAGGATCTTTGGAATTCGTCGGATAGAGTATAATTCCTTGGAGGCCACATGCCAAAAATAGTTTGTATATCCGATACACATAATTTGCACTCTAAAATAAAAATTCCAGAGTGCGACATTCTTATTCATGCTGGCGATGCAACAGGTCGGGGAACTCTTCAAGAAATTACTTCATTTCTTTTTTGGTTTTCTCAGCAGCCAGCAAAGCATAAAGTTCTTTGCTTTGGCAACCATGACTTTTTGCCAGAGACTAACCCAAGTCTTACAAGGATGCTTCTTTCTGAGCATCCCTCAATTACATATATTGAGAACTCTGAGGCTACGGTAATGGGCCTTAGAATCTGGGGTTCTCCTTGGACTCCAAGATTTTATGACTGGGCTTTTAATGCAGATCCAGATAAACTAATTGAAGTATGGAGTTCTATTCCAGAGGGAATAGATATTCTTGTAACTCATGGCCCTCCTTTTGGAATTCTAGATGAAACAGAGGAGGGTGTGAAGGCAGGATGCAATATTCTTTTGCATGAAATTCAAAATAGGATTAAGCCAAAGTACCATATATCAGGCCATATCCATGAAGGGTACGGAACAAAAGTGGTTGATGGAATTACATTTGTTAATGCCTCTTCTTGCGATAGAAAGTATCGTCCTGTTAATAAACCAATAATATTGGAGATAGAGTGAGCACAAAAGTTTCAATTTCATACAGCAAAGATCATCATCTTTATCAGGAAATATTTGATGTTTCAAATGTTTATTTTGAAATATCAGGACACGAATTTGAAGTAAATAATAAATCTGCAATGATTCAAATTCCAATAAAGGTTTGGAGGGCCATGATTAAAGATTGGGAGTCTAGAGGCTGGCCAGAATCAGATGATAACTCTGAGAAAAAGATTGCCGAAGAATGGCTAAATCCTTCCGCTTTTATGCGTGGCAACGAATCAGATGAAACCGTTATTTTTAAGAAGGTAAAAGATGAAAAAAATTGAAGCAAAGATCTATGGAAATGTCGGTTGGATTATAACCTCAGAAGAAGGCGATGTGCTTGGGTTTATTTGGGGCACACCAAAGAATTCTTATCCATTTCGATACGAAACATTTGGAATTTATTCTGAGTCTGGATTTGGTGAATCTGTCGAACTTTGTATGAAATACATTGGTGATCTAAAGTTTAACTCAAGGCTTTAAAACTAAAAACAGGCCGGTGTAACCTCCTCCTTGACTTTTCTGAATAGGTGGTTATATTCTGTTGATGGAGCGGAGGATAAAAGTGAGCAAGAAGAATACCGTTAAGATCGATGGATTTCCACCGGTTACTGAGGAGGATCTCTATTTTATTAGAAAACTTATATCTCATATTGTTCCAGACTCTACAGATGTAATTAACAAATCCGGCTGGACAAATGCCTGTAAAGAAGCTATTGAGCGAGTAGATTCCCTTAATCGTCATTACTTTTCTTCTGCATTTAAGCAAAAAATGACAAAAGAAGAGCCGCACTATTCTATGCTTGATGAGGATACGGAGTTTTAATGAGCTACTTTTCTGTTGATATTGAGGCAGACGGGCCAGCTCCCGGTCTTTACTCTATGGTTTCCTTTGGAGCAGTAGTTGTAGAGGCCGGTCTCAATAGAACATTCTATGCAGAACTAAAGCCCATTTCTGACCGATGGATTCCAGAGTCTCTTGCTGTCTCTGGGTTTACTAGAGAGCAGATGATTCGCTTTGAAGATCCTATTCCTGTTATGACTCGCTTTGAGGAATGGATTAATGCAAACTCCAAGGGTCGCCCAATCTTTATTGCGGACAATCCAGGATTTGACTTTGCCTTCATCAACTATTACTTTCATGCTTTCCTAGGAAGAAATCCATTTGGATTCTCTAGTCGTAGGATTGGAGATCTTTACTGCGGAGCAAAGCTTGATACCTTTGCAAAGTGGAAGCATCTAAGAGAAACCAATCATTCTCATAATGCTCTTGACGATGCAAAGGGTAATGCCGAAGCAATACTAAAGATGCAGGATATGGGCCTTAAAATTAGGCTTGACTAATGCAAAAGATAGAAGAAATAACTTACGATCAATTATATTCTGATAAAATTTTCCCTCGCGGCATTTATGTAACGAGATACAAAGAGGGAGAGGATAACGGATGGATCGTAAATAAGGTTGAATATTACTTTTTCGATGGAATATTTCCATCGGCAGTTTGGGTCGTAACAGACAATGGCTCTGTTCAAGAAACATCTTATTCTGTAAGATTTAGCCATTGTTCGCGGTTATCTTCTACAAAAGAATACTTTATTGATTTTGTAAAGGAGAATTCTCCGGATGTTTTGGAATGGGTATTATTTAACGTGGCCCACCTATGACTAGCCTTGAACTAATGGATTGGCTAAAATATTTGGCTTGGATCACTTGGACTGCAACTGTTTTGCTCTTGATCACAAAGGAGTGGGATACTTAATGGTAGATATTTATGATAAGATCTACAGACTTCTTGATAAAAAGATGGAAGAAGAAGCCCATAAACTTGCAAAAGAGTCTGGACTCTCAGATAAAGAATGGGAAAAAATCTTAACAGATCATTTTTGGGACTGGCATACAGAGCACTAATTGGAGATACCATGAATAAATTTTCAAATAACGATGCAATTCTTTCAATAAGAAAGATTATCGATCAGCAAGCTGATGAGGAAAAAGGCTTAATTAATCCGGCAATATCTGGACATGGCTCAGTTGATAGTTTTGTATATAGGCCACCAGTCTCTGTTGCAAAGTTTCTTTTTGCAGATAGAGACGAGATTAAAAGAATTCTTGGTGTAAATTGGGATGAAGCAATAGTATTTTCTTTGTCTGAAGAACTATCACCACTTATCTCAAAACTAGAGGAAGTGGAAGATCTATTCTTGGTAAGAACATTTTCTGTTTCTGGAAATCGCTGGAAAGAAAGAAAAGGTTCAATCTTTAGAATTCCAGGAGAAGACGTTGTATTTTTCAATACCGACTTTGGATTTGTTGCTCGCAAGAGAGATTGGTCAAAGATTAGACTCTTAATCTCTAAGGTTCAGCTTTCTCCATCGCTATACAACGAAAAATCTCTTGATAAAGTATTCTGGGATTCAAAGACAGAAAGCCTTAAGAATGACGTTCTTTTCTTCTCAAAGTCAAAGGAATGGTTTGACAAAAGAGATCTTCCTTACTCTCGCTCTTATCTTCTTTATGGCCCACCCGGAAATGGAAAAACCTCTGCAATCAGAGCAATATCAAAGTTTTTTCATTCATCACCAAGCCAATTCTCTTTCACAGGCCGCTATGAAGATCCAGATTCTGCATTTCTATCTTGGGTGAGCGGAGGAGATCATGAAGATGATATGTATGACGAGAATCCAAGGCCATTAAGACATTCTCGTATCTTTGATATTGGTGATGAAGAAGAGGAATCAAATCCAAGAATTAGAGTTCTTCTTCTAGAGGATATTGATCGTTTCTTCTCAAAAGAAGAGGGTTTTAAAACTCCTGTTTCCTTCTCAGCAATTCTAAACGCACTTGATGGTGTTGCTCAGCGTAAGAATTCAATTCTTATTGCTACTGCAAATAACCCAGAGAAGATCGATTCGCAGGTTCTATTCCGTCCCGGTAGATTTGACTTGAGAATTCCTTTTGAAGCACCAAGCCGTGATGGAATCAGATCTTTTATGCGTAAACTATCAGAAGAAGATTCAATCTCAGACTCTATGGTTGATCGTATTGCAGATGCAGCAAAAGGACACTCCCTTGCTTTTGTTAAGGGAATTTACCTTGCAGCTGCCAACAAGGCATTTGCCCGCTCCTCTCAGATTATCTCAGATGAAGATATTGAGCTGTCACTTTCTGAATTCCTATCAAATCTTGGTAAAGACATTAAGTCAACAAGATCTGGTACTGGCTTCTAATGGCTGGGGCAAAGAAAGAAAAGATTCAAGAACTTTATCAAATTTTAGATCAATTTGATAAGCCAATTAGAATTAAGGTTGGTTTTCAATCATCAATTGTTAATTCTAGAGTTGGCAAGATTTATCAAAGCAAAGCTGCTGCCCTTACGGCTATTCGCAACGCAATAAAAGTTATTGAATCTTCTCCCAGTCACTATCGTAACGGAATGGTGCTCGATCTTTATGGAAAGAGAGTCTCAAGGGATGAATGGACTGAAGCTCTTCTAAAGACAAAGATAAGGGTATTTAGACCTTCCGCAGTAGAAGATATAACCTTTCATTTGGATAAGATAAAGTGAAGGGAAAGAAGGTAGCCGGTGGAAAGTGGATAGATAGAGGCTGCCTTACAAAGAAGCGCTACGGAACAAGAGAGAAAGCAGAACGTGCAGTAGCGAGAGCAAAGCGTGATTATAGTGAGATAAAAAAGTTTTATCACTGTCCGCTTTGCTCTGGCTATCACCTTTGGACGCCAGATAAAGAATGACTACTCTGGAAGAATTTTAATTCTGCCGCTTCCCATTTGGAATGTTTCCTTTCCATCTTGGAATCCAATTGCGGTATCTTCATCAATACCATAACCTGTTGCACCGTCAAACCTCTTGACAGCATCTTGAAGCCTCTTTATTCTGTGTCTTTGAGAAAAATGCTGGTCAATTATTGAGTTTGGAACTAGATTTAGGCCTTTGTAATAAAGAACCTTCTCTTCTTCCTCAGAATAATATGGCATATGCTCTCCAAGTATTGAGGCTCCAGCAGATGTTCCAGCAACAACTAATCCTTTCTTGTTGTTTCTTCTTATTTCATTAATAAGATCTAGATCTTCTAATGCATCTAGAAGTCTTTTTTGATCTCCACCTACAAAAAATATTAGAGCTGTTCTCTCAAAGGCGTCAAGAGCTTCCTTTCTATCTCTCTCTTTGAGCAAGAAAACTTTTTTTGCCCCAAAGTGTTCAAATATTTTTTTGTAAATTTCTCCAGCATCTTTCTTTTTTGATGCCCAAGGAATTACGGTAATATCAATATCCTTACCACCAGCAAGGTCAAAAACTCTTTTTAGAATTTTTCCATGATAAGTTTTGTCCTCTGCTCCACCAATTGCAATAACTGCGCCGGGATGAACCTTATCCTCTATGGCCTCTAGTCTATCAGACTCGGTATCCTTTCCCATTTTTATAAGAGCCCTCTTTAAAATTTGAATTCTGTTGTTCATATTCAATTGGTATAATATTACCATGGAATTGAAGGAAATTTACAGACGATGCGGTCTAAAAGACCCCGATGAATTCAAAACAGAGGTAATAACTTCTGCATTGTTTTCAGACCATGAAAAAGTAAAAAATGTAATAGGTTATAAAAGAAGGCTTGGTAAGACAACAAGCATTATGATGCTTGGAATACAAAATCTTTTTGAAAGAAAAAATACAATAATTTGGGTTGCAAATTTCAGTCTAGTAAGAGATTGTCACCACAAGTTTTTAAAATATTCTTCTCTATTTCCAGAATTAAATATATGGGTTGATAATAATGGACAGTTTTCAACAATGTCTGACGACAAAAAGACGATATTAAAATTTTTAACAAAACATAACGGCATACCTCAGGCAACGATTGGATTCAGATACGATATAGAACTTGACGATTCATACTAGGAGAAAAAATGTTATTTAAATCTAAGAAACTAAACGATGGTCATGATCACGGCGACGAAGAAGAGGTAGAGTCAGAAGGATCCCTAGATCCAAAGATGATTCTGCTTCCAAAAGATGAAGATTCTCGCATCATCGGACTATTTGGTGAGGTTGAAGAGAATAAGGTTGCTCAGATTATCGGCATGATGCTTGATATGGCTGAAACCGCAGAGGTAGAGTCTGATGCAGAAATAGCCGAAGGTAAGGATGGAGAGGAGGAAAAGAAAGAGGTTGAAGTAGAGGTTCTTCCTATTGAGTTTCTTCTCTCAACTCCAGGCGGCTCAGCAGATGATATGTTTGCTCTTTACGACATTATGCGTGTTGTAAAGGAAAAGTGCCCAATTGTTACATTTGGAATTGGAAAGGTAATGTCTGCCGGTGTTCTCCTTCTTGCGGCAGGAACAAAGGGTCAGCGTAAGATTGGAAAGAATTGTAGAGTAATGATTCACTCTGTAATTGGCGGAACATCTGGCTCATTCCATAATCTAGAAAATGAGATGGCAGAAATGCGATATATGCAGGAGGCTTACCTAAGGGCACTTTCTGATGAGTCAAACATGTCTGTTGCTCAGCTAAAGAGAGTGATTAATCGCAAAGTAAATGTTTATCTTTCAGCAGAGGAAGCTGTAAAGATGGGAATTGCAGATATCATTGTCTGAGAATTAAATGAAAGATATTATTTCAAAAGATCCAAAGATTGAAGAGCTTCTAAAGCAAAAAGATCTGCTTCAGAAGCAGCTAAGGGCCGTTTCAAATAAGGTAAATCTTGGAGTTGAAAGGGTCCTAAGGTCAAAATTAAAAACTGCACTAGGAGCACATAAGTGGAAACTATCTAGTGCTGATAATGATTACTATGAAAAAAGAGAATCTAAAATTCAAGAAATTTTTCTTGAGATTGTAGGTGATGAAGAAAAGAGCGGTGGAATAATTTTATCAAAAACTGCAGCTGCACTTAATACCTCAAATCCTCTAAGGGGAATTTCAAAGAATGGCTCTAGATATAGAGCCAAGTCAATGATGAAAAAAGGATGGAGATCAAAGCCTGCAAATGATATAAAAAACTTTAGAGATTTTATGTCAATTTCTGAAAGATGGGATGTTTCATCTTTTTCATATGGAATGGTCTACATATCATTTAGCTATAGCAGAGTAAGAATTTCATCATCTTATGGTAACATGGATGATATTTACTCTGCCATAAGAAAGCTGGAGATTCCACTTGATATTTCAATGCAGATTTCCGATCTTGAAAAAATGGAATTAGATCTTAAAAAAAGAAAAGAACTCATGCAGGATCTTTCTTCGAAGTCTCTTTTCTCCCTTTGATTTCTTCTAAAAAATAAATCCCTGCCAATTGACCCTGCCCTCCCGGTGCCTAGATTATAGCCGTGGGGCAGGGTCGCCCTATATCCGTTGGAGCATACCATGAAGAATGATTATCTTATCTCGTATTATGATTCCTTTCCATCGTTCTTTAGTGAGGAGGGAGATTATATCGTGCCTTCTGGTGGCGAAGGATGGTATGTTCAAGTTTCTGATAGCCCACCGTGGGGGCCATTTGACAACCAGCGGGAGGCAATAGAGTCTTTGCTGCTGGAATGGGAAAGGTTTGAAGAAGGTTATTTTAATGACAGGGAGGCTTAAATGATAGACTTTTCAAATATGGAAATCATTGAGGGTGGCGATGGTCACACAACAATTATCTTTGATCTCAGTGAAGAGACTTTAAAGGAGCTTCAAGATGCACTTCAAATTGATTATTCCTCTCCATTATTTTCTGAGCGGTTTCAGATCTTTTTTGAGGATGCTATCCGCCATTATCTCGATAATTCTGGAGTAAAAGATGTCTGATTCAGATACAACAGATCCTCAAAGCCTAGTAGAGCAAACCGCCAACCTTATGTCTGCTAAGTTTGTCGAATCTCTTGAAAGCGATATTAAGATTGCTTGGGTTGATATTGCAAACTCTATTTCTGCCGATCCAACAACCGCAAAGCGTTTCTTCACAAAAAAGACAATTAAGTTGGCTCAGATTTATACCTCTTCAATGAACCTCTTTGTTGAAATGGATGAACATTCCGATCTTATCTCCGGCATTGTTGTCGAAGAAGAGGTCGAGGAAGAGGCACCAACTAAGACTCGCTTTGACTTTGACGAGGAGGAAGAATGAAAGAGACTCATCACGTTATTTGTGAGTGCCATTCTCCAGATCATGTCCTTCAGTTTAGCCACATGGATGATATGGATGGTGATGAAATCTGTTGGACACAGGTTCAGCTTCACCAGCATCGCTCTTTTTGGCAGCGTTTGGTTGTTGCGGCTAAGTATCTTTTCGGTTACGAGTGCCGTTATGGTCATTGGGACTGTACGGCAATCGACATTAAGCAAGGAAAGCTTCTGCGAGATTATTTGACCCGAGCCATTGAAGATAAGGAGACTACAAGGTGATTGCCGTTCTTATTTTTCTTCTTGCCTGTGTTCCAACTAAGGTTGAGTCTTATGCAGAAAGGAATGGATGGGTCGAGATTAAGTCTCCTCGACCAGACCTTCAATGCTGGAGGCGCGAAGGTGGCCCTCATGTTGTTTGCGCTAACTCCCTAAACTCTACTCATGGTGCTTCCAATGGAAATAACTAAGGTCGAAGTCTTTGAGTGCCACAAGTGCGGTGGTATCTCTAAGGAGCAAGGAGATATCCTAAAGTGTCTTAAAAAGCATCGCACCCAAGAGCTTAAGGAGGAGAAAGAAGCCAAATTTAATGCGATTTCTTCTAAGGTATCAAACTATATGGTTGAAAACCTGACTTCCTTTAAGCAGACAGAAATTCATTCTCACCTTATTGCAGTAGCAAAAATACTTGGATTAGAGCTTATCTTTACTAAGTTTAATGGCTCATTCCCAAGAAAAGACCACTACAACAATTTAGTAATTACATTTGATGTATCTGGAAAGATTACCAGAGGTGTAATATCAGAGTTTGATGGGATTGACGTTCCAAAGGGTTGTTCGCATTATCTTTCTGAATCTCTCAAATCAAAGAGGCCTCTCTTTGGTGACTTTGTTAGATTGATTGCCGGTCTTGGTACTGGAAGTGGCGGTGGAGTAGAGGACTTTTCTTACAATATTCAACTTTATGTAGAAAAATTTCCCTCACTTCTAGAAAAATACATTGAATCTCTTGACCTTGCGGATAAAAAGTCTAACTTTGAAAAAAGAGTTACCGAGCTAAAATCAGAATACGAAAAGAACAGGATGCCAATTCTTTATGTTTCTGACATTAAATACCAAGAGCTTATTCATACTTCAGATGAGCTATACCATCAAGCCGAGGAGCTGAATGAAAAGCTTACGGAGGTAAGAAAAAACATCTCAGAGCGGGATCGTTTTCTGAGGAATTCCGATCCAGATAAAAAGAATCTTATTACTCCAGAAGAAAAGTTTAACTATAATTCTGATCGTCTGCTGCAACTAAAGCAAGAGCTTTTTGGAGTCTAAATGGCAAGGCCACACCTAGTCCTTTCTAACTACAACGAAATTCTTATGGAGCTTGGAAATAATTGGGGAAAGTGTAGCGGCCATTGGCGTCAAACTTTAAGTTTTACCCATACTCTATCAAAGAAATATGATGGGCCAAAAATTCATCAGATTCTTGATTGTGGTATGGAGGCTTTTTGGGTTTCTTCTGGAGAAAAGCGACTATCTGAGTCTGTCAACCTTGTTCTTTCCGATAGGAACTATACCGATTGGAGAGATAGGACTGGTATTGGTGCTCTTTATTTTATAAGTGGTGTCTCTCTCGACCCTCAATATGGTACAACTTTGGTTCATCCACACCGTATTCCTAATGATGAATTTATCAAAAAGCAATCTGGCCCAGACCAATTCATGGAAGAGGCCACACCAGAGCTGCGAGACTTTTTTGTAAAGCATATTCTTTTTAATATTGGAGCTTAAGATGCCAAGAATTAAGTCAATTAATCAAGCCGATGCCGATGGAACCTGTCTACAGGGTTATGTCAGCGTAGACTACAAGACTATCGTAACTAAATATGGTGAGCCAACCACTAGTGATGGATATAAGATTGATGCAGAGTGGATTATCAAGTGGGAAGATGGTCAGGTTGGAACGCTTTATAATTGGAAGAATGGCAAAAATTATCTTGGAGACGATGGGCTTCCTGTAGAGAAAATTAAGGAGTGGAATATCGGCGGAAGGAATAATCTTGTAGTAAAAAGAATCCGCGACGATCTTCTAAACGCTTGGCCTATTTTTGATGAGATTAGGCAGGAGGCTTCAGAATGAGCGGTGTTGGTTTATTCTTTATTCCGCAGAATTATTTTAATATACTGCTGAAGCTAAAGTCCATACCAATCTCTCTTCTTCCAGATATAGAGTCTCCACTTTCTGATCCTGCAACCTTTGAGATGGTGCAGGAAAAGGTTAAGAAGTCAGGCCTTTCTTCGGTTGGCTTTAGCAAAAGCTATATTTTTGATAAGGTTTATTCTATTCTTGTTGATTTGGATAAAAAAGAAGATGAATATCTTTCAATTGTTGAAACTGCTCTAAAAGAAGTCGTAGATAAAAAAATCTATCACTATTCAAAAAAGAGAAAAGAAATCTTTTCAATTGAACCATATGACTACAACCTCTTTCAGCATGAGCCAACAATAAGTAGCCTCCCGACAAAGATTTGGAATAAGTTTGGAGGGAAAAGCTTTACCGTTAGCTCAACAACTCCGGTTAAGAGTAATAATGTTAGGAGAGGTTGGCTTACGGTAGTTCACGATATGGACTCCGTTGTAGAGTCTGAAATAATAGAATCTATAATTGATATGTCAAGAGATATTAATGCAGCAAGGTATGATATCTTTAGGATTGCTGAGGCTCTGCCGACTCTTTTGTCTATTGAGCCAGAAAAAACTAATCTTCTAACCTATAAGCAGGTACTAATTCAGCATGAAGATAGATCATTCTATCTTGTTTATGGAAAGGGATTTGATCTTCTTCTAAATTTTGAGCCAGAAATAAAATGCAAAATATAAAGTCAACATATTGCTGTCCTCATTGTGGTAGCCTTCCAAACCCTGTTTCCTACTCTCATTCCCACTTTGCATACAAAATGGATGGAGATCATCTTATGATTCCAATTCAAAAGATGAGACTTCTTCAGTGCTGCGAAGGAGAATTTCTTGCTCCATACCATAAGAATGGCGCAGAATATTTTGCAGCAATTAGTGATTCGCTTGCATTTTTTGCTCCAATTACTCCATGGATTCAAAAATCTATGAGGGATGGAAAGTTTAATCCACCAACCGAATATCCTTGAAGTATAATTTTAGGAGCCGGTGAGGGATTTCTGCTGCTTCTCCCTCTTTATTATAGGGAAGCCGAGCAGCGTCACCGATTAAACGGCTAAATCAAATAATTAAAAAGGATATGTGGAATGGCATCTGGAGTTTTTCTTCTGACGTACCTTAAAAACAACCCCGTGTCTCTTTCTGGAGATATTATGTCAGAGTAATGATATGATATTCCCTTTATTGGGCCTTCTCTTTTCAAATATATAAACCAAGTCCACTTTCTTTCGTGTTTTGTTTTGCCAGATACCCAAACTAAAATCTTATCTGGCTCATATTCTCCTGGTTTTAAAATTTGAAATTCAAAAAAGTTAACATCAGCATAACTATTTGTTATACTTATAACATCATGAAGGTAATATTTTTTACCACCTATTGTAAATGGTGTTGGCTTCAAAATAAGTCCGTGTTTTATTTAGTTTTTAATTAACTTATTTTAACTGCAACTGTATATAATAAAATAATATTAGTAAGAGGAAAAATGGCAAAATCAGATCTCATTGAAATTGATGGTGAAGTTGTTGATGTTCAGCGCGAACGCTTTGTAATTCAAACTCCAAATGGCAAGGTTCTTGGATACCTTGCTGGCCGTCAAAAGATGAATAATATCCGCATCGTCCTTGGTGATCGTGTTAAGGTAGAGGTTTCTCCATACGATCTATCCAAAGGAAGAATTATTTATCGCTATCCTGCGCCAAACCAAAATGGCTAAAAGATCCCTTAAAGAAAAAACATTTGGCATTGGATTAGCACTCTTAATAGCGGCATTTTGTGCATTGGAAATTGTGCTTAGACCAAAAAAAGAAGGTGATAAAAATGAGAGATCCATCTAGAATTCCTCGTCTAATATCTATGCTTGAGTCATATTGGGAGCAGAATCCAGATATGAGACTATGCCAAATAGTTTCAAATCTTGCAATAGGCACTAATTTCTCTAGTGATCCATATTATCTAGAGGATGATTTGTTTGAAGAAATCATTAGGAAAAAGCTAAGCGATCTTGACGCCTCTGACAACTAGCGGTGTTTTAAGATCCCAGTTGTCAGTCTTTACAATCTCCATTAGTGCATCCATTCTATATACTGTTTTTTGCACTAATGGATTCGCATTTCCTGCTAACCAAATTCTTCTGGCAGAAATATAAGCTTTTACCCAGGTCTTTTCGTCTCCACCGTTTGCTGGAGAAGCCTCTGGAAAACGTGCTCTTATTACTGCAACTCCACCGGGTCCAGAGTGAATACAGGAATCATAAATAACAAGGTGTCCTAAGGCAGTCTTCAATCCTATGTTTGATGCTAGGCCAACTGCTGGTATCCAATAGCCTGAGTCAAAGATTGCGTCCTGTGCCTCCTGCATAACAGTGTCTTTACCAGCTTCTTTTAACACACCCATAAGATATCTTGCCCAAGATGGTGGATTCCTTGGATCTACCTTTGCTGTTTCATTGCTAGCAAGCTTTGGAACGAATTGCTTTAGCTCCTCGCCATGCTTTCCACCCTGCTGAATATAAAGGTCAACAATCTTATCTAAGGATCCTGCGCGGTCTGTTGCCTGATGTTTTCCATAGGAAATACCGGCTCCATCAGTAAGTATGGCGCATGTAGAATACGATGCTGGTGTAGGCACTCTCCCTGTTTCAAATATTGAGAGTACAGAGTCAATTACTTTCTTTTGATCTTTAGTTATTGTGGTCATAACAATTAATCTAAAATTAGTAGTTAAAAAAATACTAATAGTTATAGAAAATATTATGAATAGACCAATATCAAAATTTGCTGAAATATATGGAAGACTAGGAACAGTATATACTGGTGGAAAGACTCTTCCTGATGACTTTAAAAAGCAACTTACCTCTGGTAATTTTATAACCGGACTTGGTGCAGGTAATATGTACGGTCCTGGTATATATTCAGTTTATAATAAAAAAGTGTATAATACTTTTGCAGGAAACTATGGAAGCTACATTTATAAACTTGCAATTGATACAACCGGATTCTTTTCTTTTAATGTAGATACAATATCTGTTCTTTATCCTCAGCTATTAAAAGAGCTAAACAGAGAAGAAATTTCAAAAGAAAATTTTGAAAAATATGTTGGAATTGATAATGAAGATGGATCTTCATTAATTCCTCCATATGATAATAGTCCTAAGGTATTTTTTGAAGATGGAAGATCCGTTCCGGTATCAAAAACTAATATACCGCTAACAAAAGAGGAATTATCATTCAGAAAATATGATCCATCTAAAAAGTACTTCAGATATGGATCATATAAAAGTATTCTTGCTGCACAAGCAAAGCTATTGGGCTTAAAAGATATAGGCTGGCAGTTTGAAGAGCAACTTCCATATTATGAGCCAGAACATACTTCAAATGTTGCACTTAATGTTTGGAATATGTTGTATCCAAAGGTAAGAGGACTGCTCTTCAATGGCTCTCGTGATGGAGACGTTGCTGTAATTTATGATTACGATAGTTTAAAAATATTAAGCTATAGTTATTTTGATAAAGAAACAGGGCAAATAAAAGAAAATATTGATTTTGGTTCTAGTGAAAATACCAGCTGGAATCCGTCAGATCAATCTGATTATATGACGTATTCTGGTGAGTATAACCAGAAAGGCGGCGAAGAGCAAGTAAGAGGAAGAACGAGAAAAAATCTTGACATCATATTGGATGATGAAGCATTAACAAATAGCCTGCGAAGCAATAAAGCCTTTGATACTGAAAAAGAACATTTTTTAAAAATTATAGAATTAAAAATAAAATCTGAAAAAAAAGTTGACCATGATATGATGAATAATTTTGTAAATACAAGATTATCAGATCCTAATCATCAAAATGTTGATTTATTAAAAGAATTATTTGATAAAATTGCAAAAGTAGATTTAAGCTATATTGGAAAAATACTTCACTATCCTGAGAATGCAAAAATATTTATTGATTCATATTTAAAATGGAGAGATGATAATAGAAATTTAGTTCAAACAAACTATTTTGATCCTCCGCACGCTTCAATATTTTCTCTCGACTGTAGCGCCTTTGGTTATGGCTCTAAAGAATTAAAAGAAAATTTTCTTAATGCACTTAGTTATCCTGAAAATCAAAAAAATCTTAGTTCATTTGCCTCTAGAGAATCAAATCAAGAAAAAATATCATATATGTTATCTGAAGAAGAAATAAAAAAATTATATAAAGATAACGCTGAATTTATTGCAAAAAATTATCCAATTGATTTTTTTACTAAAGTCAATTTTGTTCCAGATATATCTTCAAGTTTTGAAAACAGAGTTTTTTCAAAAAATAAATCAATTACAGAGGTTTACCCTGAGCTAGTACCTGTCGCAATATCAAGCATAAAAAGCATATCTAAATTAAGTGAAATAGGATTTTTATTTGACGAAAAAGTACCTTCAAATTTAATTTCAAGTGATGTTATTCAAAATATAAAAAACTTAATATTATCTTTGAGCAACTCTTTGGGCATAGATAAATTCTGCAGTGAGTTAAATCTTAACAGATTTATATTTAAACAAGCAGAAGATGATAAAAAGCAAGTTGCAAAAGAGATACTCTCATATGCTGATGACCTTTGCATTCAAAGTGCAAAATTCGATTATTATATTGATGGTGCAATGAGCAAGCTTTCAATAAATGAAATTATTGAAAATATAAAAAACAATCCAGCAATAGAGCCAATGATTTATATAGATAATAACTGGATAATTGCAAGAGATTTTCAGCCGATAGGTTCTGTTGTGCCTCCGCGTCAGCTGCCTCCATTACCCCCAGCACCACCAGATACAACTACAGCATCTCTTGACAGGAAGATATTTAAAGTTGCAAGACTAATATCTGTTCTAAAATCTTTAGGTATAAATAACTCAGAATTAAAAAAATTAATTTAAATTAGGATAAAAATATGGCAACCGATAGATATTCTGATGATCATAAAATAGTCGTTGGTAATGGCAGTGGAACTCTGACAGTTGACTCAGATTTAGTTGTTACTGGACTTCTATCTAGCACTAATCTAGATTTATCTGGTGGAGGATCAATGTCCTTTTCTGGAACTGCAGATTTTTCTGGAGATGTCTCTATATCAACTCCATCTGGAGTTATTGATTTTTCTAGCTCTTCTATTATTGTAACAAGGCAAGTTCCAATGTCCCTATTGGAGTGGCTTGACTCAAACGGATATTCTTCTGCTGCAGTTTCCCCTCTCTTTCAGCCTGTAATAAATGTTGCAGATACTACATCTGCGTCATTTACCTTTGATACCCCAGGACTTCTAATGCAGGCATCTTTTGACTCAATAACCATACCTGCTCATGAGCTGCTGAATAAAGGGTCTAAAATATCTGTAATTATAACATGTGAGTTTGAAAATGCAACAACATTTACAAGCTATCCAATAAATCTTATTTATACAAAAGTATCAAAAATTGGAACATCAACATCACCATCAGTAACTGGAACTATATCCACCGCTGCATCAACATCATTTGTAGATAATACAAGAAGAAAAATAACACTTTCTGCAAATATTTCATTTGATTCTAAAGATGATCTTTTATTTGTAAAGATTCAAAGATCTGCCTCAACTGGGGGTAATCTTGTAATTTATGCAGTTGAAGTGTCAACAGAATCAACTGTTTATGATATTCTCGGAATTTCCTAACTAATAATGGAGTAATAAAATGCAACTGCCGATCCTATATGGAAAGTCCACTCTTGGCAAGATCAAGATGTGGTCAGCTGAAGTTATTCAAAATTCAGATGGAACCGCCACTCTTCGTATTCAACATGGTTATGATGATGGAAAAAAGCAGACTGATGATAGAATAATTCAGTCTGGTAAGAATATTGGCAAGATAAATGAGACCACTCCTTATGAGCAGGCTCTATCTGAAGCTCGCTCTGACCTCAACAAGAAGAGGGACGAAGGCTATGCGGAGAAAGTTGAGGACATCAAAGATGAATCTTCTGGATTCTTTCTTCCAATGCTGGCTCACAAGTGGTCTGACCATAGCTCTAAAATAAAGTATAAAGCTGCACTTCAGAACAAGCTGGATGGGTTCAGATGTCTTTCTAAAAAAGAAGATGGAGTCGTTCATCTTTGGTCTAGAAAAGGAAAGTCTCTTGACATTCCAATCGAAATCAAAGAAGAACTCTCTAAGATCCTAAGTGAAGGAGAATCTCTTGACGGAGAGCTTTACCATCACGGATGGACATTTCAGAGAATTGGCTCCGCAATCAAGAAGCGTAATTCAGATACTCCAAACCTTCATTATTATATTTACGATGCCCCATCTACAACCAAAACTTTTAAGGAGCGTTTTCTAGATAGATTCTCTCCACAATCAAGAGAGCTAACTTCTGACATTCTCTTTGTGGCGGGAACCACAAGAATTGTTATTTGTCCAACTAAAATCGTCTCTTCTTCAGAGGAGGCTCTGGCAGGTCAAGCAGAGGCAATAGAGGCTGGCTACGAAGGAGCAATGATAAGAAATCTTGATGGACTATATTCTTTCAAATATCGTAGCACGTCACTTTTAAAAATAAAGTCTTTCGATGATGCGGAGTTTGAGATTATTGGCGGCAAAGAAGGACAGGGTAGAGAGTCTGGCACTGTAATCTTTAAGTGCAAGATGGACTCTGGATTGGAGTTTGATGTTAGACCTCGCGGCTCTGTTGAAGAGCGAAGTGAAATGTGGGCTAATCTAGAGTCTTATATTGGCAAACCACTTACCGTAAGATATCAAGGACTTACAGATGAGGGACGCCCAAGATTCCCCGTAGGACTTCATGTTCGACCAGATTGGGATTAATCTGGATCTACCTCTATTTCCTCAATATTTTCTATCTTAATTAAAGAAGTATCAAAAACTCCAATATTGTCTATTGCGCTTTCTTGAGTTACAATGCCGTCGTAACCAGCTCCTTCTATGAAGCTGGTTACGGCTTCTCCTTCTAAAATTCTCCAGGATTTATTCTTAATCCTCCATATCATCCATTCTGTCATTTGATCTGAGTTTGGATTTTTTATTTCTTCACCATTTAAATTTATTGTTTTTCCAGCTGGATTAAAGTCAACTCCCGTAACAGAATCTTTTACTCCACCATCAACAAGCGATTTTATTATTGGCCTAAGCGACTCTATATTGGTTAAATCTGTTGCATCAAAAAGATTAAGTGGCTTTGCAAATGAAATGCTGTAAACATATCCTTTATCAAGCCCTCTTCCTCCTGCAAATGCAACTGCAAATTCTCTTTTTGGCGTAAAGTAAGTCAATCCCCTATAGTTACTTCTACTTCTATCAAATGTATCAAATTTCTTTGGAGATCCGTGATAAAAGATTCCAGAAGATCTGTCTTGTGCAATTTTTATTATATTATTTGCAACATCAATCATTCCTGATGTCTTTAAAATTTTAATTAATGCTCTAATCTTATTGTTCATCTTTTTTCCCTATCTTTTTATTTATCTTATCCCAATCGATAATCTTCCAGATATTATCAAAATAAGCTTCTTTATCAGATTGGTAATCCAAAGCCCAAGCATGTTCCCACCAATCTATCAGCAACAATATATCATTTTTTATTTCATGATTTTTTATGACCTTTATTTTTCCTGATTGCGAAAGATAAACCCAGCCAGAGCCTTGGATCTTCATAGCTTCTTCTTTCATTTTGTCTTTTAGATTATTAAGAGCACCAAATTCTCTGTCAATTAATTCAGAAATTAATCCGGTCGGATTATTTTTTCCGCTTGGCTCCTTAAATTGATCAAAAAATATTGTATGTAGAAAAGCACCAGCCTTTTGAAAGTCTCCACCAATACCGTTATTTGCTTTTTCAACATATCCCTTGTATAGCTTGCCCCAGTGATAATCCAAGGTTTCTTTAGACATCACTGGAGATAATCCCTCTTTTTTTACTGGCAGCTTAATGTGCTGCCATTTTTCTTTTGAAGAAGCAAATATTTGAAATAATTTTTCATTTTTCATTTTTTCACCATACTTAATAGATCATTCATTGCAGAAATACAAATAGATTTTTCTCCTTCAACAAGGATTCTAATTACTGGTTCTGTTCCACTTTCTCTAATTACAACTCTTAATCCATGTACTGAAAGTTCGGCAATCTTTTTGTCTAAATGTGATATATCTTGTAATTTAATTTTTTCTATTGACTGATAAGTTTTGCTAAATCCTTCCAGGCTATTCATCCATTTTTTTGGATCTAATGTCAATAATTTTGCAGCAGTAAATACACCACAGCTTGTTGGCATACCACCGTCAATTAAGATATGGCCAGATGGTTCGCCTCCTATTCTTGCACCAAGCTCTTTCATTGATATAGCAACATTTGCATCACCAACTGCAGCTCTATGAAGAGAGACTCCATTTCCACGTAATGATTGAAAGAGTCCTTCATTGCTCATTACTGTACCTACAATTACTTTTGATTTTCCTTTTAGTAGCCAAAGTATGTCGTCACCATCGTATAATTTGCCCCATCTATCGCAGATCTGAATACGATCTCCATCCCCATCCAAGGCTATTCCGGCAATCGCGCCCGATGCTAATACGGTATTGACCATCTTCTCTGGATGAAGTGAGCCACAACCAACATTAATCCTCTCTCCATCTCCCGTTCCAATGCTTAATATCTTTGCGCCAAATGGAGAAAGAGCTTGTCCAATAAGGAATCTTCCTGCTCCATTTGCACCATCTACAACTATCTTCTCTCCAATTAGAGAGTTTTCTGCGCCAGATTCCTTTATGAATGACCAAATCTTTGTCATCCAAGGTATCCAGCCTGATGAAATTTCATGAGAAGTGCCCGATAAGCTAGTATTTCCTGGTTTAAATCCAAAGTAGTCCTCAACTGACGCTCTTTCTTGTGCGCTTAACTTTTCGCCAAGATGATTTAGTGGCTTCAGCCCATTATCTTCTGGTGGGTTGTGAGAGGCTGTTATCATTATGCCTCCCTGCAATCCTTTCTCTAGGACAAAATGACTTAGAGCTGCCGTTGGAGTAACTCCTATAGAGATCACATTGGCCCCGGTACGCCTCATTCCGGCCACTAGGTAAGCCTCTAGGCGGTCGCCAGAGGTTCGGGTATCTTTCGCTACGGCCAGCGTAACGGATGCGCTGGAGGCTATTCTAGAGACAGCAAAGGCAAGCCCAAAATCGTAGGCAAGATCGGTTGTGATTACTTCGCCAAATTTTCCTCTTAGTCCATCGGTACCAAACTTCATAGTTCCTCTTCTTATTTTCAATAGATATTAGCTGAAAAAAATCAGACTGCCACTTGACCTTCTTCTTTTTGTGCTTAGATTATGCAGGCCGGAAGAGCATATTCGGCGCAACCCTAAATGGCGAGGCGAGAATGAAGAAGCATATCTCAGATTTTTACGATCATCTTTCCACAAATTATCCAGAAATTGGAAGGAGTCGTTATTCTAATAGTGATGCACTTGGGGGTACATCAGATAAGCTTTTTGAGCACATGAAGTCTCTCAACACAACAGAATTTCGTGCAGTAATTTCTGATCGCCATTGGAACTCTTATCCGATATATACCTGTAGCTATAATACACCGCCAGTTGTAAACCTTAAGAATTATTATTCTATAATTTCTAAGGCAGTAAAGAAGCTTATTTATACATCAGCAAAGCATAAGAAGGATCTTATTACACTTTCTGCTGGGGTATTTCGTATTGCAACTATTAACTCAGCACTTGGCAAGGATAAGCTTAAGGCTGCAAGGATTGGCCTTAAGTCACGCGACACTCGCGCTAGGAAGCTTGCAGTAAATATTCTTCCCGTTAAGGATCTTCTTGAAATAGTAAACACAGAAAAGAATGCAGCTATTCTAAATAGGCTCTCTATCCGCATTGGCTACATCAATATGCTTGACGTAGAGAAGTCGTCCGGCTATCGCTACAATAGAAGCCGAGCATTTCTTAATGATGAGTTTAACGCCGAAGAGATCAGAGAGCTTGTTCAAAAGAAGGAGGCCGGTGACAAAATTCCATTTTATGAGCGAGATATCTTTAATAAGCTAGCATATCATCTTTCTGCAGATGAAATTCCATTTTATCTTGATCTATTTAATAAGCTCTCTCAGTATGATAAGGAAACAAAGAAGATCTTTCTTGCAAAATTGACAGGAAATGGTAATGCCTGACTCAATCTTAGAGCCTTTGCCATTACCTTGGAATTTTTGGGATAGCGATAGCTTTGATTTTCCAGAGCACAGAATGTTCTTTTTTATACCAATAAAAGGAACTTCTGATGTTGCTTCTCTTGGGTGGTGGGATGGAAAAGAGATAATTTGGCTTTTAGAGCATTATCATGCCTCTGGAAATGAACTAATATTCTACACCTTCAAAGATGAAGAAATGATTGAGTCATCAAAGCAAGAATGGTTTGCCTATGCCCAAGAAAACACGCCACAATGCATGGATTGGATATTATTTAGGCTGTCGGAGCTAAAACTAACATGATAGAGATATTCTCTGATCCAAAGGTGCTTTTTCCAACAATTACTTCTTTTGCTGCCGGTATCTGGATCTTAAAAGACTTTCTTTTAAAAAGAGAGCTTTACCCAAAGCCAAAACTAGAGTCAGGTATAAAAACCATTAGAAGATCCAATACAGGATTGGTGGCTATTGTTTGGGTTAGGGTAAAGAATAACGGGTCAGTTAGACTATATTTTGATAAAGCAGAGTTTTTTGTAAGACATCTTCCATCTAATTCTGAATATAAGATAATAGATATTGATGGTATTAAAGCGGTAGAATTTCCAATTAAAGCAGTAGATAAGACACCGCTTTTTCCTCCAGATTGGAAATATTCATATGTAGATGGTGGAGGAGAGGTTGAGTATAGGTTTACCGTAGGTATTCCGCCTTCATCTGGACTCTATTCAATCCATACAAAGGTTTTTCTTAGAGAAAATAAAAGCGATTTTATCCAAGATACAACCTATTATAATATGGACTCTCTATTTAAATTTGAAAAAGTTGATACTAGGGATTGACTTTTCTCCAGCGGTGCATAAGTTATGAGCATGGAACGACCCACTTGGGATCAGATTTGGTCCGACTTTGCAAAGATCATAGCGCAGAGGTCTTATGACCCTAGATTTAAGGTTGGCGCAGTTATCGTAACTGACGACAATACACAGGTTCTTGCCGTTGGCTACAATGGAAATCATCGTGGCGGAAAGAACATAGTTGAGTCCGATGAACCGGGAAAGTCTGGCTTTATTCATGCAGAAAATAATGCGCTGATTAAAATGGACTATAATAATCCAAAGGGAAAAAAGATGTATGTTACACTCTCTCCCTGCTTGGCCTGTGCAAAGTTAATTCTAAATGCTTCAATTGATGAGGTATTCTATCTAGAGGATTATAGAGATTCTTCTGGAATAGATCTTCTAAGAGAATTTGGAGTGAATGTTACAAAAGTTGGTGATAAATGATTATATTTTCAGTAATTGGATTCTTTTACCTTTTGCCAATGCTTACGCTTTGGCTAGCTCTTCGTAGGGCTTGTCAAAGAAATGTTATGACTAGGGACGATGCAGAAGGACTTTTTCCATTCACCCTAATGCCAATTTTAAATTTCATTGTTACAATATATATTTTTAAAGAAGCTCTTGCCGATATTAAATTCTACAATAAGCTTATGAACATTATTTTAGGAGAAAATAAGTAATGCACAGCCTAACTGTTAACGATGTTCTTCTTGATACCTTTAATCCTCAGCTCGTTCAAATTGACAACAATGAATATTCTAGAATTTGGAATAACTTTTCAACAATTCGATCAAACCTTGAGACAAAGCAGAGGGCTGCAAATGTCGCAGCTGGTAATCCAAGTAGGTATGTTTATATTAATAGTGGAGACGTTCTCTATCAGCAAACACTATTAACCGAAGCACATTATATCTCAATGCTTTTTAATGTTAATTCTTTTTTGCTTGTATCTGGGGCACTACAGGGAAATAATAACTCAAGGTATATGGATTGGCAGCTGCTAGAGAATATATCTTCTTGGCTTGTCTCAAAGCCAGAGCTTGCAAAGAAGGCTCTTTTTTCTAAAACAACCAGCGACGATATTAAGGCTAGGATTGTATCTAGAAATCTAATAAATATGGACTTTCTTTTTGAGTCCGTAAAAAACAAGATGATCCTATCTCTTCCGCTAAATATGCAGTCTCATGCTTTGGAGCTTTGCGATCCTTCTGATGCTCCAATTTTTTTGGATTCAGATTACGATAAGGTTCGGCTTGCTGCCTATATTAAGCTTGGCCCCGTATCAAATGTGGACAAGATGATTAAAGATCCTCATGCCCCCGTAAGGCGTTATGCTATCAATATTCTTGCTGCTGGCGATGCTCGACTTGCTTCCTTTATAAATGACCGTTCCGCAGATATTTTCTGTCAGGCTCTTCAAAAGATTGATGCAGCTCTTATTCCGATGATGCTTGGTAGTACCCACCTTAAGAAGAAGCGCGCAAAGGAGATTCTGAATAATCGGCTACTTGGATCAAGTAGTTGATTTAATTTAAATTCTAAAAGAATTAATTTGGCGGGGCATTGACCCCGCCTTTTTTGTACTAATACTTCTCTATAATTTTAAATGGAGAAAGAATGGATAGGGCAGAAAGAATTCAAAAAATAGCATCACTTTCAGATAAAATTGAAAAGAGCAAGGGAGCAGTTCTGCTTATTCCAGAGCTTCAAGTATCAGCAGCTTTAAAGTATCATCTTGACAACAGAATTAAGCTTGCTTCAAATACATTCCGTATTCACTCTTCAGAGTATCTCTCACTATTCAATGAGGCAAGGGATCTTTGGAAGATGGGAGCACTCTCTGTTTGCGAAGAGGACGAATGGCTCCTAAATACCGACATTGGCAAGACTGCCATGCTAGATGGAGTTGAGGTTCCTCTCGATCTTCCAATAGAGATTGATGACGATGAATCTTATTATGTTAAGACAGCTGCTGATAAAAAGAAAAAGAAAAGCCCAGGAAGATTAAATTCTCCAAGAAGAATTGGAAAGAATGATCCTGGTCACGGCAAAAAGAAATTTATTGTTCACGTTAAAAATCCTGCAACAGGCAACGTAAAAACAATAACCTTTGGTGATGCAAATCTTTCTGTTAAGGCAAATAATCCAGAGAGAAGAAAGTCATTCCTTGCCAGACATAACTGCGATAATCCCGGCCCAAAGACCGGTGCAAGATATTGGTCTTGCAATCTACACCGCTATAAGAAGCAGCTAGGCCTAAAGTTTGAGGGTAGATGGTAGGCTTACCTTTTAAAGAGGTTGAAGAGGGCGACGGGTGGTTTATCCGTCGCTTTTCTGATAGTGTTCACGACGAAGAGCTTACATGGCACAGGGATGGAGAGGACAGGGAGATTAGCCTAGTCGCTGGCGATGGTTGGGAGTTTCAGAGAGACAATGCCCTTCCCGTATTACTTATGAAAGGAGATTGCCACTCAATCCGTAAGGGTGAGTGGCATCGTTTGGTTAAGGGCTCTGGAGAGCTAATCTTAAAGATTAAGAAATTCTAGAGCGACCAAATCTGGTTGATGATTCTGTTGCAGCTTCCATCTGAGAGCGAACCCTTAGTCTGCGAAGTGTTGCAAGCTTTTTTATCTTTGGATCAACGTGGCTTGATGATCTTGTTATTCTTGCGCCAAGACCACTTCTTATATATCCGGCCAATATTGTTGTTGCCGCCTTATCATCAAGAGTTCTTCCTCCTAATCTCTTCCAGAATCCTGCATGTTCTGGGCCTGCTGCTGTTCTTGACCATTTAAATGCATTATCATAAAATGCATTTATAGCCTCTTGAAGAGGAGTTAGAAATTGTTTGCTTGATATTGCCTCTGCATATGAACTAGGAATTGAGGCCTCTAATCCTGCATTCTCATTTAAAATCAGCTTTGCAACTGCATATGCAGCAGATTTTCCAGTTCCTGGGCCAGATCCTGCACCATCCATAATTATCTTTGCTCTTCTTGACTCTTTTACAAAATCAATGCCTGGCGTTCCAACAAGCTTATTGTCATACATTTTTTGTAGTACTTGGCCTAAAACTGTTTCTTTTGCGCTAAAGTCTGTTGCAGCTGGCTTTGCCTCTTCAGTCTTTGCTGGTGTTGCCGCTTCTGCTGGCCTTGCAGCATCTGTAGCACCAGTTGTTGCTGCAGCAGAATCTGATCCAGCAACAGGAGTAAGTCCATCTATATTTTTAACTAACTGAGGCCAATTTCCATAGGACTGATTTAGTGTTTTTGCCGGAGAGTTATTTTTGCTATATGTTAGGCTTTTTCCATCTGCACCTATTACAAATGTATATCCAGCATTATCTTTTACTGTTTTTTTCCAAAGATCTCTTTTTATTACATCAGAATATGCTCTTGCTGGTGCTTTTCTTGTTGTCTGAATCTTTTTGGTTGTACTATTACTTGAACCAGAATTTTGTGCAGAATAAGAAGCAACAGATCTATCATAATTTGCCCCAAGTTGAGCATCACTTTGTGATGATCCTAATCCTTTTGCTCTTGCAATATAACTTTCTTTTGTTTCTGCGGCAGTTACTTCTGGATATTCTGTATCATCATAGCTTTGCCCATCTTCAGCAACTTTTCTCATTCCAGCCAATTTATTAGCAGAGTTATATTTCTCAATAACAACATTAATTAGAACTTTAGATACATTTAAAGTTGGACTTAGCTCGCCCTTTTTTGTAGTTAAGGATGGGAGTAGTGCTATTAGTTCATTTGAGCTAATAACCTTTGAGTCTTTTCCTTTCATCAAGTTTCTATAATAGACAGTTAGATCGGAACTTGTAATGCAGCCAGATAGTGTTTTTCCTGGCAAAACCTCAACATCGCTTATTGTGCGACCCTTCTGGTTTACATATATTGGGTCATCCATATTATTATATAGATTAAAATATTGTTCTTTTGCTTCCTTCATTAACTGTGCTAATTTTGCCAATCTCAAGCTACTCATATTATGCTCCTCTAACTCTTAGTCTTCTCATTGCTGCTCTTTCAGCTGGAGTTAAATTAGCCTCGATTTCTCTTCTAATTCTTTCTCTACGCTCTTCGGCTAATTTTACAAAACGGTTCTGAGAAAAGCTTGCTTCTTTCCAGCTACCACCAGCCATTGTTCCGAGGTACTTCTTAACATTTTCAGTTGCCTTGTTCTTTCCTGGATTTATCATACCTGGATTTGCTGACTCATAAATGTCGTGAATTGTCTGCTGAACCATCTTAAAGGCTGTAGCCAATTCTGTTCCCTTTATTGTCTTCTTTGTGATTGGAGTAGCTAGTTTGTCTGGAACAACTGATTCTAATTGAGGATTTCTCTTTAGAAGAACCTTGGCAGCATTTGGAAATCCAGAAGGTCCAGCGCCACCAATTGCATCAACGAGACTCTGAGTTTGTTTCTTTTCATAAGATAAGAATCCGCCTCCCTCAACAAGTCTTTCGTTATAAAGAATTCCAATCATCTCTGCTAAGACATTTACCTTTCCAGATACTGCTGGAGCCTCTCCCTTTGGTGCTTCTGGTGTAGCAGGCTTATCTTCTCCAGTTGTAGATGGTACTTTTTCTGTTCCAATAAACTTTGCCAATCTCTTTACTGCAATTATTCCACCGCGAGCATCTGGTGTGAATCCAATTTCATCAGAAGCCTCTCCCCAAGTTTGACCTGAAACTAATTTTGTATCATTAATATTTTCTGCTGCTTTTGTTGCAGCATCAACAAAGCCTCTAAATGCACTATCGAATTTTGGAGTCCAGCTTGTTTGAACTGTATCGAGGAATCCCTTTTCAATCATTATCTCTGATGCACCAACATAATCAAGACTCTCGTTTCTTGTTGTTCTTGGAACTCCTCCTCCACCGCCACCATTACCACCGCCGTTACCACCGCCCTGTGGAACATTTGGTTTATCTTCTCCACCACCACTCTTTGCTGCCAAGATAGGATCATGGCTCTTTAGTGTGGAAATATACTGCGCAACCCATCCTGTGAAATCTGCCACACCCTTTGCTACGCAGGGGCTTTTCCTTATCATATCATAAGATCTATCGTCTCTTCCTCCGACTATAAATCTTGCGGCCCAACTTCCACCACTCTGATCTTGTGCATTGGCAAGCTCTCTAGAAATATTGTCAAGTGTTATCTGCTTTAATGCATAATCTCTCATTCTAATGCTTGTTGTTGAGGCATGAAGAATGTCAGCATAATTTTTTATTATTCTTGCATTTTCAAAATCTGCAATGTCTGAAAGATCTCCACCGTAGTCCCAGTCTGCTACATCACACTCAATTATTGGCTGCCAATAATTCTGAACAGTTCTGATTAAGCCAGTTCTTAATATATCAGATGGGTCTCCTGTTTTTAACTGATCCTCATCAATTCCGCCATATATTAACTGTCCAATCTTTGGATATGCCAATAATGCTGCTGCTGCCGCACCTATTGATATTGCTCCTGCGGCTGTTACTCCTGCTCCTGTTGCGGCAGTTCCTGCTCCTGCTGCCGCTACTTCTGTTGCGACAGGTGCCGCTGCAACTGTTGCCGCCTCTGTTGCGACAGGAGCAGCAACAGTTGCTGTCTCTGCAGTTCCTGTCAATGCTGTTCCTGCACCCCTAAGTGCTGTTGTTCCGGGTCTATATGAAATTGGCATAGTGGTTGTTGCTGGTCTAAATCCAATTTCTCTAAGTAGTCCGGTTTCTGACATATGACTGCCAAGAGCAGTTCTCTCTGCAGAACTTAGTGTATTATAAATTCTGTTAAATTCTGCTGGATTATTTCTTACTAAATTTGAAAATGCACCAGTCATAGATCCTGTTCTATCGCCACCAACTATAGCGTAAACAATGTCTGCTGCGGAAGTTGGTGTTAGTAATGCTCTTTTTGAGATGCCACTTCTGTTATCTACTTTTCTCATAAAATCTCCATAAAACTGTTTATACACTTCTCAATAAAATAATAGAAAAAATTATTTTTGGTTAAGCTTTTTAAAAATTTTGCAGTATATATATAAAACCCTCTATATATAGTAACTAAGTTAATAGATAATACTTCCAACAGGATATATAATATGAATATTGATAATAAAAGAAAAATAGTAGCTGTATCGGGTGGTTGTGATCCATGTCACTCTGGTCATGTCAAAATGATTCTTGAGGCAGCAACCTATGGCGATGTAGTAGTCATCCTTAATTCTGACGATTGGCTCATGAGGAAGAAGGGCTATAAATTTATGTCTTGGGAGGAAAGGGCAGAGATTATTATGGCATTTAAAGGAGTTGTATCCGTAATTCCAGTTGATGATTCAGATGGAACTGTTTGTGAAGCCCTTCGTCGTATTTGTCCAGATTATTTTGCAAATGGTGGTGATAGAAAGGCTGGAAATACACCAGAGGGCGAGGTTTGTGCCGAGCTTGGAATAGAAATGTTGTGGAATGTTGGCGGTGGAAAGACCCAATCTTCCTCTTGGCTAATTGACGCCGTGAAAAAAACTTAGAAATTTTTGTTCCCCACTTGATCTTCGCCCTACGGTGGATATATTAATAGGGTCGAGGTGCAAATGATTAAGTCCTGCGTTCATTGTGGCGAAGAGTTTGATACAAAGTCCGCTCAGAAGATTATGGTTGGCGGAAAAATCAACGAGTGTTCCGATTGCGTTGTCTCTCTCAAGACAGAAAAGGCCCCCGTCTCAATTGGTGTTGGAGCAGGGGATGGAAAGACCACCATGATCACCGTAATGCGCTTTGATAATAAGACTAATGCCAATGCTTATATGAAGGCTTACAAAAACTCTACCGGGTTTAATAAGGGTAAGAGCTGCCATTTGGGCTCAACAAACATCATGCATACTGATTCATTTGGAGGAAAGATGGTGGGTGAGTTTGGTGGTAATGGGAACCACAACGGAAAGAAGCTTTATTGATTAATTTTGGCGGAAATCAAAATCATATACTAATTTTTTTATATGGTTTGGAGTTCCGCCAAAATGTTAGAAAATAAGAATTGTTCAAAATGTAATCAAAATTTGCCAATTTATAACTTTTACACTAGAAATGATACGGCTTCTGGTTACGCTAGCCAATGTAAAAGATGCGAATCAATTAGAAAAGCAAAGCCATTGAATGAGCTAAAATTTAAGGGTACAAGATTAAATACAGAAACCCACAAGTGGTGCCCTAATTGCAATCTCTTATTAGAAAAAGATAAGTTTTATAAAAATAAAATACAGCCAAGTGGTTTAACTAGCGTATGTAGATCTTGTAAAAATAAAAAAGAAATAGAAAAAAGAAATAATAATAGTGCTTATAAATTAAGAACAAATATTTCTCGAACCATAAGAAAAATGCTAAAAGGCAATCAAAAGTCAGGCTCTTGTATGTCATATTTGCCATTTACTTTGCCTCAGCTTAAACAACATCTTGAATCTCATTTTGATGAAGAAATGAATTGGAATAATTATGGTTCTTATTGGCATGTCGATCATATTTATCCACACTCTTTGCTAGAGTATGATGGCATGGAGCATGAAAATTTTATAAAGGCCTGGTGCCTTGAAAATCTTAGGCCATTAGAAAAAATAGAAAATATGAAAAAATCAAACAAAATTATTTCAACTAACATATCCTAGTATATCCCGCTACACACCAAATATAAAAAATCTCACTTAGCCAATTGACCTTATCCTCCCGGTGCGTACATTATAGGTGAGCACGGTGCTCAAAGATATAAGGAGGTTTTCATGCCAAGGGTGTCTCTAGGAGTTCCTTCGCGAAACGGCCCTTTCTAACGGCCAGCCTTTCCACCTTATTGCGTGGATTCCGCGAGGTAATTCGGTTATTTATGGAACGAACGGAGAAAAGTCCTCTCCTAAGTTTCGCAGGTTCTTTGCAGACAAGAAGGAAATTGCCTATTGCTGTCATGCTGAAATGCAGGCAATTGAGAAGGCAAAGGCTAACTCAAGGGATGTTCTTTGGGTTGCTCGTTTCCGAAAGGATGGTTCTCTCTGCATTTCTCGTCCTTGTCATTACTGCATGACTCATATTCGTCGTGCAGGAATTAAGAGGATTCACTATGTTGATTCTGATGGTAATTGGGTAAAAGAAGTTCTTAACTATTAGGAGTTAAAATGTCGCAGCTTAAGGATATTTTGTCTACTGTTTCTGTTGAATCCAATTGGGAGCCAGACCATGAAACTCTAATGGCCCTCTTTACTGCCTCTGTTAAGACTACTTTTTGTGATAGCAATTCATATTATAGTCGTGGCGAGCGAGGTAACGAGTTTGCTATTCTGATGAATACAAATGCCCTTGCTTGGACTTGGAATAATTTTTCTGAGAATAGAAAGGGAATTTTTGATCTTTATTGTCGCTATTACACTTGGACAGATTATTATTCTCCCAAGTTTAAGAATGGCATTGGCTCAGAAAATAAGATGTTTATTCAGAATCTTTTTTCTGAGATTTGGGATAAGCTGCCAGATGATTCTGATTCTGTTGAGATAAAGCAAGCAAAAGTAACAATCTCGACTCTTTTGTCTGATCCTAAGTTTACAATTGACTATACAAAGCGTCTAACTCAAGCTTATATTGAGAACAACAAAGAGAATATCAGATTCTGGATGGATTCTGGACTCTCCAGTTCAGTAGATCCGGCCTTCTATTCTATGGTATGGTCTAGGATTGAGCGTAGCAAGGGATATACCGACAAGAGGAGTAATGTTATTGGCTGCGCAGAGAAGTGTCCTATCTTTCCAGAGGATATTATTTCTGAGCTAATTTCTTCTGGCCACGCAAAGAATAAGCAATCGCTTGTCAGAATCTTTGTCAATAAGATTGAAGAGGCAAAGCGTCTATCAATTCCAGATGAAGTCATTACTGAAAGAATTGCTTATCCTCAGTCCGTCATTGGAAAGTTTGCTTCCTGCGATGATTACGGTGTTCAGCAGATGATTCTGCCTCACCTAAGGCGTCAAGACCTAATGTTTGCTGCTCCTGTAGCATCGAAGCTTGGTCTTAATCGCTTGGTTGAGCAGTGTATAGCAAGGAAGGATGGTGATTATAGCGATTGGAAAGGACGCTATCGCTACTAGCCAATAGATAGGCGGGAAGAGAAAACTTCCCGCCTTTTCTATTACTTTTTCAAAATAGGGCATGTTTATCAAAGAATCTTATATAAAACAAATTGGTAAAGAAAAATTTCGTGTTTTTTCCGAAAAGGGAAGAAACATGGGAACCTATAAAACAATGGCCGGTGCAAAAAAAAGACTTCGTCAGATAGAATATTTCAAACACCAAAACTCTTCGGATGATAGTCATGTTTTTCCTCGCGGTGGAAAAGGTGATGTTCCAGAATTTTTCAGAAAGAACCTTGATTATGGCGAAAGAAATAGCGCACTAAAGAAAAGGCTATCAAAGCTAAAGTCAGTTAAGGCTGCACTACAGGGATTTGGATTTAGAAAAGAGGCTGCGGCAATAAAGAGCAGCATAAAGTCAATGCTTCTTAGTGCTTTCTTGGGATTGGGCCTTGCTGGAGCATTGGGATATAATCTTGGTGGAAAAGAAATTCTTGAAGAAAAAATTGCTGATTTTTCTCTTGAAGAATCACCAAACTTAATAAAGTTAAAAAAAGAATTTCCAATTGGAACACAAACCGATACCATAATAAAAGAAATATATCCAGATATTCAGGTTGAAGATAAAAAAGATATAATTATTGAGTTTTTAAAAGAATATAATCAAAATCTTACATTTGAAGAATCTGGTTTACAGCTAAAACAAACTGAATTATTTCCACATACCGAAAGAGCACAGGTTGCCTATCCAGATCTAAAAGAGATAATGGCAAAATTTGCAAGAAGAATTGGAAATGATTATTTTGTAGATGAAGTTGGAACAGTTGGTGAAATGGATTTTTCAGATATTGCAATAAGTGGATTAAAATCAGATGAAGGATTTCAAGATACTCCATATAATGATAATAAATCTCTTAATTGGAAAAGAGATAAAGATAGGGTAAAAACCGGATGGACAATAGGATACGGTCATAAAATAACCGAAGATGAATTTAAAACCGGCATAATTAAGCTTAAAAATGGTAGAAAAATAAACTGGAAGAAAAAATTAAAAAAAGAAGATGCAGAAAGAATAAAGGCAGATGATATAATAAATCACGCAATTGATAATGCTGGGTTAGATAGTAATGCAAAAATTCCAAGGTCTCTATATGATGCTCTAACTAGATTATCTTTTAATTTTGGACATAGAAATCTTGTACGGTTTATTTCAAATATAAAAGATGAATCAGGAAATTTGTCTTCAGATCTTTTTGCAAAAGAAATATCTGGTTGGACAAAAGTACAAGACAAAGAAAATGTAAAAGGAATCATAATAGATAGAATGGGCAGCTTATTAGCTGCCAGAGGAATACTTCTTCCAGAAAATCCAAACCACATTAACTTAAAAGAAGATACAATATCTCCTAACTCAGTAATGAAATATCCAGATAAAGATATGATTCACAAATATTTGACACATCTTACAGGAAAAGAAGTAAAGTACCTAACAGAGCAAGATGTTAGGCCGATACTAAATGCTCTATCAAAAACAGAGCCACCACCATCAACCCCATCAGAAGCATTTAAAATAATGAAAGAAACAATAAATTAATATTTAATTTAAGCAAACTATTGCTGTTGGTAATATCATCCTAGAGGTGCAAAATGGCTTCAGATGATATTTTTGAAGATGATAGCTCACAAAAGAAAATAGTACAAAAAAGCAATAAAGAGTCAGTGAGAGTAGATCATCCTGCTCATTATAACTCAGGTAAAATTGAAGTTATTGATGCAATTGAAGATTGGAACCTAAACTTTAGCAGAGGAAATGCAATAAAATATATTGCAAGAGCTGGACTAAAAGATAAGAGTACTGAAGTAGAAGATTTACAAAAAGCTCTTTGGTATATTCAGAGAGAAATTCAAAGATTAAGCTAATAAAAAAGGAGGGCAGAAACCCTCCAATTTTATTTTTTTAAAAAATTACTTTTTTCCAGCAACTGTGCTTGCATTTTCAGCGAGAACATCGGCTAGTAATTCCATAAACTCAGCTAGAATCTGATGTCCTTCATCTTTTGTGAATCCGCCGCGAGCTTTTACTACTAAGCTTGCAGCAAAAGCAGCAACTTTACCAAAAGGAATCTTTATCTTTACTTGCTCTGACATATTAACCTCCAGTTAAAAAATTATTATTACCATATTAATTTTCTACTTATATATTTTTTCACTATCATGAAGTTAGAAAAAATTATTAATTCAAAATCCGAAGCTTTTGTTGAAAAATTAAAATCATCTTTAGATGATTCTGATTTTATAGAAATATCTATAAAAGATTCTTTTGGTCAAAATATAAAAGGAAAACTAATTGAGGTTTTTCTAGATCAAAAGACAAGCTCTCCAGTTATTGTTTTATTAAAGCAATATGAGCCAGAACCCGTAAAGATAAAGTTAGAACAAGGTGAAAAAATAATGGCCCACAAAATAAAGGTATTTACGGTTTGAAAAAGCCTTCGCCAGAGGAAATAGAAAAATTAATATTAGGAGAATTTGGAGATAGAGATATCACAACAAAAACTTCTTCCGATGATGGGGGTTCTGTTTTGGAAGTTTATGTGCAAGGAAAAGAATCATCGCAAGAAATTAGAAAGCTTATTCCTTTAAATTATGAAGGATGGAGAACAGTCGTCTTTCATAATACAGATCAAAAAAGGATATAAGAATTTTTAGACAGTATTACTCGACAAGGGTATTATTATGCTGCCCAACGAAATTCATCGTTGCAGCGATTTAAACGACAAATAGGAGTTAAAATGTTAACATTAGTACTATCTGCACTACTTGCTTGCTCAACAGCAGAGAAGGTAGAGGCTCCAGCCGCAACTGAGGCTGCAACCACACCAACTTCAACTGAGACAACTGCAGTAACCACCGAGGCAACAGTAACCACTGATGCAGCAGCAGCTACCTCAGTAGTAACCTCTACAACTGAGAGCACCGCTGGAACCACCTCAACTGTAACCACTGCACCAGCAACTCAGTCAAGCAGCAGCACTTCCAGCTCAAGCTCAACCGCAGCTCACTAAAAAAGAATTCACTGAAGAATTAAAATGTCAGCGTTAGTCGGACGACACCGACTAATATTTCTTTATATAGAGTGAAGCATTCCTATGAAAAAGAAATATTTTGGAAAGTATTGGTATGGAGAGTTTTATTCTCAATGCCATTGACAATGTTAGTAAACTATATATATTTTCATTCCTTTACGGTTGTAGTTGGATTAACAATAATCTCTAATATTATTGGCTATGTTGCTCATTATTTTTTTGAAATGGGCTGGCCAAGAATGTGGAGATTTGCTTCCAGCGGAATGAGAATAAAAGAAATCAAGAGTACAGAGGAGACAAAATGAAAAAAGTAGTAACAATGGTTCTCGTAGCAGCAGTAGCAACACTCGCAGCTTGCACTGGTGGAAAGTCAGACAGTGCAGATAGCGCATCAGCTGTAGATAGCGCAGAGTAACTTAAATAACTTAAGTAAGTTTAGCCACCAAGAAATAAATCTCTTGGTGGCTCTTCTTTTTGCAGTACCATTTTTTAGGCAGAATAAAATGAATAAGCTAAATGAAATTCTTGTAAATTGCTCTGTGCTTCCGCTTGGATCTCGCGGGTTTCTTATTCCAACAGAAAGAAAGAATCCTAGATTTCCAGCAGGATCTAAGTTTCAAATAAAAAAGAAACTAAATAATGGAATTCTTATTAAATTTGATTCTTCAAATTCTATATTTGGAATAACGGAGTCCGAATCATTAAAAATACTTGGAATGAACCTTTCCGAATATTTTGAAGAATTAGAGAAAAGAAAAGCTCATGGAATGAGCCTATTAGCAAAAGCACTGATAGATCTTAAAAAAGGAGAATAAATGCAAGCTAGATATATTTGTCCTGATAAATCATGGATCTTGGTTAATGTATTAGAAAGAGTTGGAAACCTGTACAAAGTACATCCAATTGAGTGGATAGGGATAGAGCAAGAAGAGCTTTATGTTCCGGCCCATCTTTTGGAATTTATAAAGATAGATAGAATGTGATGGAAGACTTTCTTTTTGAAATACTTAATCCAGTATTTAACTTTATATTTTGGATTATATTTGATAAAGAAAGATTTCTGACAGCATGGTCAATATTTTTTACTTTTAATGCATTATTTCTAATAATATATTTTTTAAAATTTAATGATAAAGAAAGTGATAGATAATAGATTTTATAGAAATACTGCAAAGTGTGATGCTGTAGTTGAAATATTTTCAAATTTAAAACTTTCAGAAGAGCATAAGATAATAAGAGGCTTTGAGGCACAAGACATAGATTATATTTTAGATTATGCAGAAAATTTAAAATACTACGTTATAGTCTATCTTTATGATTTAAATTCAAAACCTTTAAAGTAATTTTTTTAAAAATACTTTTATTTCTGAAGCAGGAACAAATCTTCCAAGAAATGTAACGGGAATAACAGATATTCCAGACTGATTACCACTTGAATCATATGACTTTACTGGCATGGCAGATGTTGCAACTATAAGTCCAGCAAGCTCTCCATTTGTATTCCAGACCCCAGACCCTGTTTGACCAGGAATTGTTCCTCCAGAAAAGCCATTTGTTATCATTCCACATGGTTTTATTTTATTTCCAGTAGAACTAAGATATCCTTCTGCATAATGTAGATTTAGTCCAAGTGGATGGCCAAATGAAAATAAGCTCTGCGAAAGGTTTTCTTGTCTTTGCTCAATGTTTAAAGAGCTATTATAAGCTATTGAGCCATTTGTAATTTCTAACATTGCTAATTCATTGCAACTATTCCAACCCTTTATTGATGCAGTATGCTTTTTGCCTTCTCGATCTGAAATTTTTAGACTAATATTTCCAGATTCTTTTATTTTTTTCATAGAATCTTCATGAATTATGGTTAAAATTCTTGATGACTTATTATTTGAATCAAAAAGAACGCCGCTCCAGCTTGCAGTTTTCCACTCAACTAAAACTGTTCTTTTCTCTGCAAAATTTCTTTTTTCCTCTAAGATACTGACTGGGCCATCTTTTGGAATTAAAAGCTCTTTGTTAAAAATGATTAAAATAAGAATTGATACTATAATGTTTATATAGCCAAGGCCCCTCTTTATTTTATCCATAAAATTCCTCTATTAAATAAAAAAATAATAGCAGGGATTCTCAATGAAAAAAATAAAAGTAGGTGATGTAGTTCTTTATTCTGGGGAATTTTTCACAGTTGAATGGATTGATGATTCTGGCGTAACAAATTTAGTTGGTTTAAAGAGCCTATCCGGTATAATAAAAGTAGTCAGCTATTCCGAAAAATTCTTAATAAAAGCAGAAGAAGAGTGAGGTTAAAATGGGACTTTTAGATAAAAAGAAAAGAAAGGGTCCAGAGATAAGAGATCAGTTTTTTATCTTTGGAGGATTTTGGTTTGAGAAGTTTGAAGAAGATAGATTTACATATTGTAGAAAGGTAGAAGATCTCTCTGAGATTCCAGAGAAATATCTCGAAGATTGGGCGGGCTGGAAGCCAAAGCCAATAAACAAAGAGAGATATGGAATTTCGTCATACAACTCTAGAACTGGAAAGCTTTTCTAAATTAAAAAAAATTGTGTTTAGGATAAAATCTGAGCACAATTTTTTTGTTTCTAAAACAGCAGTTAAATTAACTTCTTTTAATAGTCCGTAGCTATCTATTTTATAGATTTGAATAAAAAAATTATCAGAAAAGAATCCACTCATATCATGTGAATCATTTTTATTTATCCTGATATTTATTAGAATATTTTTAAAATAAAATCCAATATCATCTTTTAATATCTCACCAATTCCAATATCAAAAGATGTTCCAGTTTCATCAATAAGAACTACTGGCCCAGGAAAAATTGTTTCTTCAAATCCTTCTGGATAATATTTGGTCTCTTCACCATACATAAGGCCTATATCTCTTCCTGGTAGGGCAAACGCTCTTTGTCCGAAAAAAAGATGTCCAATTAGGGCTTGATTAATTTTTAATTCAAAATTTTTCTCTAAAAAAGATTTTGCAGCCCCTATAATCTCAACCCTATGGTTTATCTCGCTGAGAAATGGATGATTATTTTTTGGTGATTTCACTCTTGATAGAAAAAAAATTCATAGTTTTTAAGCCAGCTATAGACGAAGGGCCTCACCGTGATTAGCTTATCGGGGCAAGGAGGCAGCATGGTTCGCTACGGTTACGCCTGTATTTCGTCTTTTCTAGAGCAAAAGCTCGGCAAGTCGGCTCCAACAACAAACAGAACAATGATCAGAAAGACTTTTGATCAGAAGGGTGTAAATTACGCATCAGATCTTGCCTTGCAGAATTGCAAAGACCTTCTTCCTATTCTAAAGTCAAATGTTCAAAATAATATATTTTTCTTTAGACTTTCATCTAATCTTTTTCCTTGGGCCTCAGAGTATGAAATTGAAAGTCTAAAGGATTATCAGGGTATTTCCCTTGCACTAAAAGAGGCTGGAGATTTTGCAAGGGATAATGGCATTAGAATTACAAGTCATCCAGGGCCATTCAATAAACTCTGTTCTGAGTCAGAATCTGTAGTAAACAATACAATTACAGATCTAAAGATTCACGGAGAGGTTTTTGATCTTCTAGGTCTACCAAATACACATTATGCAAAAATTAACATCCATCTTGGTGGTGCATATGGTGAAAAAGAGGTGGCAATCGCAAGATTTATCAAGAACTTCAAAAGACTGCCCGATGCTGTAAGCAAGAGACTTACCATCGAGAATGATGATAAGGCTTCTCTTTATTCAACAAAAGAGCTTGTTGAAGATCTTTTCCCACACACCGGAATTCCTGTAGTTCATGATCAGCACCATCATCTATTCTGTGATGGTGGCCTAACACAAGAAGAGGCCATGAGACTTGCTGCTACAACATGGCCAGCAGGAATTAGGCCTGTAATTCATTATTCAGAGTCACTCTCTGAAGAAGTTGGTGATCCAAAGATCAAGCCACAAGCACATTCCGATTACATCAGAAAAGAAATTAACACCTACGGAATGGAAGTAGATGTTATGGTAGAGGCAAAAATGAAAGATCTCGCTGTAATTAATTATTATAATAGACAAAAATCTACTACATAGATAAAATAAATTACAAGGAGATAGTTTATGCCAAGTTATGATGATGACGATGATGACTTCTTTTCAGATGACGAAGAATCTTACAGTGAATTTGACGATGGTTATGATGATGAAGACTTTGAGGATGGATTTTCAGAATCTGATATTCAAGTAGATGAAGTATTTGAATCATTAATTGATGATCTGACAGAAGAGCAATTAGAAGATCTTTATAATAGAATTGGGGAACATCTTTCAAAATAGTAAAATATTTTGAAGAGGAAAAAAATGTTAAGCAAATCTTATTTCTTTCACTATCGGGCCGGATCTTCTCCGGCTACGATTGTATTTAGAGTCGATCAAGTTCATGGCATAGTTATTTGGGATGCCTCATTCTGCTCTGATAAAGATCAGTTTTCAAAAAATAGAGGCAGGAATATTGCAGAATCAAGGCTAGTTAAAAGTATAAACAAATCAACATATAACTACTTCTCTTATGATAAGCAAATAAATATAAGAGATATTAGGTGGAAGATTGTTGAGATTCTGCAAAATCACCCAAATTGTCCAGAAAGTTTTTGCTAATACGCTTGCCAGTAAAAAATAAAATTTAGGATTAAAAGATTTTATAGACGGCAAGAGTCCAGCGGGGTATAAATATAGGGTCGGGAGGTTGCGCCGCTACCCCGACAATAACCCCATTCCCCGGAGAAACCGTGTAGAGTGTAAATTACATTTGTCTTTTGAAAATTTCAAGTTTAATTAATTTTACGATTTTAAAAAGGGATTAAATATGGATAACGCAAGCGTAGCTTTTGCAGCAGGCTTTGATGAGTTTGGTTGTTTTCACATTAGTGATTTTGAGGTAGGAAACGCAATCCTAGTTAAGACAGATGATGGAAAGGTTCGTGGTCTAGTTAAGGAGGTAGTTCAGAAGAGTGGAACAATCTTCTATCGTCACCGCTCTGGAACTGAAGTATGCAACATTAATGATGTCGTATTTCTTTCAGACTCAGAGCGAGGTTGGCTTGGAAATGTCTGATGAAAAGAGGATGGATGAAGTTATGAAGAAAATCTTCATCCTCTTGAATGAAGAAAAAGTTTCACCATATGACGCTCTTATGATTGCAGAGGAAATATTTCAAACTTCGGTTGAAAGAGTTGCCGCCGCTCAAAATATCAACCCAGATCAATTGCGCTATAGGCTAGCAAAGCAGATTTTTGGTGGAGACTTTGGAGTTAAAAGTGAGCCAGAAAAGAAAGTGCTAGTCGTAGGCCAAGATCATGGCTGGGTCGGAAATACAAAGACAACTACTGAAAATAACTAAGGAGTTTATAATGGCAAAAGCAAAAAATACTGATAAAGATATCTCAAAGTTATTTGAGTCAACTACAGAAGAGACCCCCGCAAAAAAGACAGAAGAGGTAGAGGACGTACAGAGCGCAGCAGACCTTCTAGAAAAGATGAAGAAAGAAGGCAAATCCTATATTCGCATTAAGAAACTTTTTTAAGGAGAAAAAATGAATACCGATACCACTACTCAGCAGACAAATTCACGCAGCAAAGTTCCAGCACTTGCAGATCGAGAGAAGGTAGTAAGTCGAGATTTTTCAGGATTTCGAGTTCGACTCTCTCGCGATTCCGTAGGAAAGAAGAAGCTTTCCAATCGACTTACAATTACTGTTCCAGATTCTCGTAGCGAGTCTGTAATCAAGATGACAGTAAGAGAGGCTCGTGCCCTTCAGACATTCTTGAATCAGTATCTTCCAACAGAGTGATTCTCTAAATTAGCCGGAGAGGTTTACGCCTCTCCGGCATTTTCCGTGGTAGACAAATGCGAAAGGTTCATTGGGTTTCTTCTTCTAATGACAAAAAGACAGGAAAGGTTGTTGCATCCTATTCTACAAAAGAAAGCTGCCCAGACTCCTGCTCACTAAAAGAAGGTGGGTGTTACGCTTGGGGATTGTTTTACCTTGGTGTTCTTTCCTCAAAGATTGACAAGGGAACAATTAAGCTTAAGTCTATCACGGATGCTCTAGGAGAGCGACTACATACGGCAAGAATTGTTCGGCATAGAATTGCCGGAGATATTGTTGGAGATGTAAAAGAAACGCTTAATGAGTGTAAGCTAGTTGAGAGCGAAGGTCTTATCAACATCGGCTATACTCATAATTGGCGAGCAGATGAAGCCCAGCCTCTAAAGAGCTACTTTAGAGCTTCCTGTGCAAACCTCGATGAAGTGATGGAGGCACGGTCTATGGGCTGGTCTGCAACACTAATCGTCCCAAAGGGAACACAGAAGTCACTTTCCTTGCCAAATGGTGAGAAGGCATTTATGTGCCCCGCTCGTCATGGCGTAGAAGGAAAGAAGGACATTACCTGTAACGACTGCACTCTTTGTCGCGTTGATGGAAAGACGGCAGAAAAGACTGTAATGTTTGAGGTTCATGGAAATGCCGCTACATTAAAGAAGATTGGAGGAAAGGTTGGCAACATTACCTAAAATTTTGAAAACTTATAAGGTAGACAAGATACTTGGCTATCGTCAGCTTCCACCAGAGAAAGACGGAAAGATTATTGTTGGCTGGGAGGAGCGAAACGAATTGCCAACAGGAAAAGATCTTATTATCTGTAGACCAGCAAAAAAGTCAAAGGGAGAAGTAACCATAGCCACAAAGGATGATTATATAAGCTTCTTTGCAGTTACGGCGGCATCTAGTCCAGCAGACTTTTTGCTAAAAATTAGAGATCTGAATACTGAATTAGAAGATCTAAAACTGCAAATAGACTTTGCAAAAAGTATGGCAGTCCTACTTACGCAAGGCACGAAGTTTTCCTGGTTAGATAGAGAATTTTTAATTATTGAAGATAAAGTTTCTTAATATATTATCTTCAATAGGCTATATTAATTAGGAAAGTGCCTTTGCTGCTGACATAGAATCTTGCAGAAGTCTAAATGTTCTAAGTGCTTCTTCACGTTTGTTGTCGGCAGGTAGCTCACCAAGATCAGATTCAGATGGCATATCACTCTTAAGCTCAGAAATATGAGTTCCAGCAATTGTAGATATTGTTTTATTGTTTGAGACATAGCCTGAAACTCCAATATCCAAAAATGATGTGCCTAAGCTGCCAAAAAAAGATCCAAATCCAAGTATAGTTGATACAATAGATGCTACCCTTGTTGCTACAGTGGCCACACCAGCTGTAAAAAACGTGAGTATAATGGATATTATATCTTCTATTGCTGAAGCAACAGAATACCACATGTTGTACCAATGCTTCTTATAGAATATTGCAATTTTGTTTAGTCTTGTTACTCTTAGAATTTTTTCTGGAATATTTCCAAATTCTTCAATTAATTTAGAAATATATTCTGGATCTAACAGAGATTCTTCTGTTCCGAGATCTGAAAAGTTAGAAACAACTTTTTTGACAGACGCTTCAACCATATTGTACGAATTATATCCGTCTTGTACCGAATAAATAAGTGTAAATATCGGAAAGACTTTCCATATAAAACTCCATACGCCAGAGAGAGCGGCCTTTAGTCCTCTGCCTATTGCACCAGCAGCACCAGAGATTCCTTCAGCTAATCCTGACATAAAATTGCTATTTTTTACCATCAGGTATTTTGATGATGCTTCTTTCAAAAAGTTCTCATCAGAAAGCATTCTATCAAAAGCTTCTTTTTTTCTAATCAGTGTTGTTTCAAAAGAATTTCTTGATGCAATCTTTATTTCAAAATTCTCTAATGAAGAATATATATTTATATCCCTTATTATTGCGGCAGCAGCATTTTTGCCAATTTTTTTAGAAGCCGCTTTTAAAAATAGCGTATCAATAATGGACGATGCTGCGGATTTTATATTTCCAGAGGCTATTACCTTATCAATAAATCCCGGTTCAGAAGATGCCTCTTGTAATGTGCTCTTTTCTTCTGAAGTAAGAGACTCTAGTGACTGCCTTGCAGCCTCAGCTTTTTCACTTAGATCCTCTGCAACACCAGCAGACTCTTCAACGCCAGAAACATCTAACTCTGGAGGAAGAGCTTCACTTTCAGCTTCAGCCTTTACTTGCTGCCAAGCTTCTAAGCTTCCTTCCTGTGCAACCTTTAGTAATCTTTTAATTTTCTTTAAATTTCTCATTATAACCTCGGAGTAATAATGTTTATCAAAAAAGATGCAAAATTAGTAGTAGATTTAATTAAAACATATCTTCCTGAGGATCTTGCAAATAACAAAGACGTTATCATTGCCGGTGGGTTTGCTTTAAATGCATTTGTTGTAAATGAAATACTGGAAAGTCTAAATGATAGGGCTGCTGGCTCATTAGTTGTAAAAAACTTATTTCAAAATCCCGTAGTTCCATTTTCCGATGTTGATTTATGGATAACAAATGATTGTAATGATTCTGGTTTGCAAAATTTATTTTTAAGAAAAGATAAATTTACTGCAGAGCCTGTATCATTTTCAAGCGGAGAAACTATTCGCCTAGACAGAGCATCTGATTGGGCAAATACATTTATACTTTCCGACTATAAGCAAAAGCGCAAAGTAAAGCTAAAGCCAATTCAGTGTATTGTTAGGAAGCAAGATTCTGTAGAATCACTCCTATCTTCTTTTGATCTTGGTGTTTGCTCTGTTGCAATTCATAATGGTGAATTTATTGTTCATCAATCATTCATGGATTCCATGAATAAAAAACAGCTGACAATAAATAATGAAGGCTTAATGAGAAAGAGTCTTGCATCAAAAGTATTTCAGGCCCTAAGACACTTTAAATACTATGAAAAAACAAACTTTGAGTTTTCAAAAGAGCTATATCAGAGAACCCTAGAGGTAATGTCTGATTCCAATACCTATTGGCAGGAGTGCAAGAAGCTTGGTCTAGTTTCTCAGTGGGGCGGAACTACTGCTGGTGTAAAAGTTAAGATTACTACCAGCGATAATTATGAGCAGGAAGTAGTCACAAAAGAAAGTACCAACAGCATGATTAAGCGGCTGGCAACTCATTTTGCCGATATGCAAAAAATGTCGCATTGGGATGTTTCTCATGCGCTTTTTGTTGGAGACTCAGATTTGTTTCCGGTAAAGAGTATTATAGAGAGAAAGCTTGCTGAGCAAAATAAGCAGGAAGCTATTATTGATTTGATTCCATTTTAAGGTTTAAATGTCAAAAATAAATATTACCAACTTAGAAATTAAAGATTTTTTTAATCACCTAAAAGCAACCTCTAAAGTTGATCTTTGGATTACAGATCCTCCTTACCCATTTGAAAACCAAAATGGAACAGGAAGAATGAAGTTTGAAGATGGCAAAGATGATATGTATGTTAGGCTAACATACAAAAATCTAGAGTCATGTTATAATGAAATGTTTCAGATCTCAAACTCTGGATCTGGCTGCTATGTCTTTGCCAATCGTGATGGTTTATTTCCAACAAAAGATTCACTTGAAAAAGCAGGATGGACGTTTCGAAATATAATTGTTTGGGACAAGATCAATATGACAATGGGATATCATTGGCGTAATCAAGTTGAATATATTGTCTATTGCACAAAGGGTGCAACAAAGAAATACGTCACAGGTATGCCAAACATTTTTCATGAGAAAAAGCCTGCCGGATTGTCTGCAAAGCCACCCAAAATATGGGAGACAATCATGGAGCAACAGCTCAAAGAAATGGAGGTGGTTTGCGACCCATTCGCAGGTTCCGATCCTCTTTCAATTGCATTGAATAACAATCAAAATTTAATGCAAAAAATTGGCGCATCTTATAGTAATATTTATACCTAAGAGGTAATCATGTCAGCAAAAGAAGTTAAGTTTGGTTCTGAGGCAAGAGCAGAGATTCAGAAGGGCGTAAATATTGTGGCAGATGCAGTAAAATGCACTCTTGGTCCAAGAGGTCGTCATGCAGCATTAGAGAGAGGCTATGGTCCTCCCGTAATTACAAAGGATGGAGTATCCGTCGCAAGAGCAATTGAGTTAAAAGATCCTCTCCAAAATATTGGAGCGCAACTAATTAAGACTGCTGCTTCTGCAACAAACTCTATGGCTGGTGACGGAACAACTACTGCAACAGTTTTGTCGCAAGCCATTTTTAATGATGGTCTTAAGATGGTTGCTGCAGGACACAATCCAGTTCTCTTAAAAAGAGGCTTAGATATTGGTCTTTCTCAGGTTACAACATTTCTGTCATCACTATCTCGTAGCATTGATTCAGAAGAAACACTAAAGCATGTTGCAACTATTTCAACAAACAATGATCATGAGCTTGGATCAATGATTGGAGAGGTTGTATCAAACGTAGGAGAGGACGGCGTAATCTCTCTTGAAGAATCAACGGGCGGACAAACTCAGGTAACTTATACTGAAGGTTTGCAAGTTGCAAAGGGATGGCTATCACCAGCATTTGTAACTAATGCAGAGAAGCTATCTTGTGAATTTGAAGGAGCTTATATTGTTCTTTATGATGATAAGATTTCTTCCTCAACAGAATTTCTAGAGATTATTCAGAAGGCACACAAAGTAGGTAAGCCACTCTTTATTATTGCTCGTGACGTTGAAGGAGAAGCACTTGCAACTCTTGTTCTAAACAGACAGAAAGCAAATCTTCTTTGTTGTGCAATCAAAGCACCAGGATTTGGTGACGTTAGACGCGATATGCTAGAAGATATTGCAGCAGTTGTTGGCGGAAAAGTATTTGACAATTCTAATGGAAGAGCACTACGCGATGCAGAATTAGAGGATCTTGGTAGAGCAAGAAGAATCCTCTGCACAAGAAATACAACACTAATTGTTGATGGTGCTGGTGGCAAAGAGTCTGTTGATCTTAGAGTAAGAATGATTAAATCTCAAATGGGAGATTCAACAATCTTTGATCACCAGAAGATGTCACTAAAAGACAGACTTTCAAAGTTGGCTGGTGGAGCAGCAGTATTCCGTGTTGGTGGCTCTACCGAAGGAGAAATGAGAGAGCGAAAAGATCGTGTAGAGGACTCTCTAAATGCCGTTCGCGCCGCAATTGAAATGGGAATTGTTCCAGGTGGTGGTTCAGCTCTTCTTCAGGCATCAAGAGTTGTTGGAGATTATATAAATGCTCAGCCAGCAGGAAAGCTTCTTCCAGAGGAAGTTGCAGGTTTAAACATTCTCCGTACTGCTCTTAGAGAGCCATTCATTCAGATTATGCGTAATGCAGGATTTGATTATCACGGCCCACAGGAGAAGATCACCTCAACGGGAGGCTTTGTTGGATTTGATGCTCTAAGAGGAGAATTTGTAGAAGATATGATGGAAAGAGGCATCATTGATCCTGTAAAGGTAGTCAGAAAGGGCGTAGAAAATGCAGTATCAGCCGCAGGCACTCTCCTTACAACAGAAGTTTGTGTCTACCAAGATCTTTCCGACCTAATCCAAGAATAGAAAAAATCTAAAAATAGCACCGACCTATGGTATAGGAATAGCGCAGGTATCCCCTGCGCTTTATAGCAGGAGTGTATAATGACAAAAGAAGAGATCTTTAACCAGCTAATTACAGTCGCAATCAATGGTCTTGCTCAGTCTCCTCACCGTGATACAGGAATTCTAAAGGGTTTCTGCTCACTTCCGCTAGGAGACTTGGCAGATTTCTGGGGTAGTTTTTCAGATCAGACAAAGCTTCAAGTCATCAATTCTCACCAAGATGAACTTCTTTCTTGGATCAAGTCCCATCAAAAGGTAGAGTAAATGAAGAACCTTCTAAAGATTACGTCAGATAGTTGGGGTATTGCAAAGGCAAATCAGCTTTTGGTTGATGCTCTCTATGATATTTTTGCTCATAATAGGCGTTCTTCTGCTTTTTTTGGACTAGAAAATCTTAGAACAGAAATGATTACGACTGGTGCAGTCGATGAAATTTTGTTTGCAGACTTTGCTCCAATGAATAAGGATGTTTGGGGAGAGCTTGTTTCAAACATCTTTGCATACTCTATTCAAAATAATTTAAGCCTAACAGAGTATTCGGGTTTTAATAAGTGGATCAATTCTAATGGCAAGGTTCTAAATCAGCTTATTGCTAGTGGCTCTTACTCCTCTTATTGGCAGCGTCCACCAGCAGATTTTGTTGGTATTATTGAGGCTGGCTTTATAACGGGTAATTCAGATCCAGAAAAAATCTATAGAGAGAGATACTATAGAAATAAAAACTCTTACATAAATCCTCTTGATGTGGAGCTTCTTCACGCTATTGCAAGAAGGTCTACCGCAGGAATGATTAGTGCGGTAGAGGATACTGAGTTTACATCGAAGGTATCTCACCCATTTAGAGGTGAAATCTTTGTTGCACTAGCGTCAACAGGAACGCTAACTGCAAAGGCAGCAAGAAAGATTAGATCCGACTCTTCTGCTGAGGCTTCAGAAAAGGGAATTCGTGCTATTGCTGCAAATATTGGCAAATTTAAAAATGCAGCAGAGGTATTGAGTCAAGTCATGGATACCAAACATATTGGCGTTGCATCACATCTTGCAAATACTATTCCCGTAGAGTATCTTCCATTTATGGCAGTCTGCCAAGATCTAGGTGTAAGAAACATTGTAGTCAACCGTATGCAGGAGTCAAAAAATGTCTGACTTTCTTTATCTACAGTCCCCACTTCATACAAATCATTTTGTTTCCTTCAAGATTCCAGACGAGTCCCGAGATCTATTTCTCTTCTCATTTGAAGGTGCAATTCAGGCAGTTCGAGAATCGGCGGTAAAGAATCTTATCTCAACTCCAGAGATTCAGAATATTCGGCTTGGATACGAGAAGCCACCAAAGAAGATGAAGATTGAAAATATGGACGATCTTCTAAAGTTGGTAGCCATGATGGTTGAACTTTAAAATATCTGGTAATAAAGGCTCCTCTTAGTAGGGGCCTTTTTTATTATCCATGCAAAAGCTAGCTTCAATAGATCCTACAGATTTCTCAGATGAGTCAGGAAGAAAAATACATATTTCTACCGGACCAAGAATGTTTTTTAGAGAAAAATTTGCAAAAGACTTTTCAGGTACAAATAATGATGAGTTAAATAATATTATAGCAAGTGATGTTGCTAATTCTGAAAATGTAAAAACATTTATTCCAGGATCAAGTTCAACTTCTGGTAAAAAAAGAGAGCTTGGAATAATATACAAATCAAAATCTTTTGGAATATATTATATTTGTATAGCAGCTGATTCAGAAAATAGACTTATTTCAGTAAAAGAATCAATTAAAGAGGGTCCTCCTGCTCCAGAATTTGGATCAAGAGTATCAACTGGCATAACAGATCCTGCTCGTGGAAAAGAAATAAGGGTAAATACAACCGTTAGAAAGATTTTTAAACAAGACTATAAAACAATGGCCTTTCCCCCAAATACAATAAAGACTTTTGAAAATGCAGGTATCCTTGAGCTTAGCAAATATATTGCTGATCTTTATGCAAAAAGTGCTAATAAAATAAATCATGTTTGGAAGAATCCTTCTAAATCTGAAAATGTTATGGAGATTCGTACATTTGGTTCAAATCAGTTTTTTGTAACTATTATTAGCGAACAATATTGCGATATAGTTTCTGTTCAGGGTCAGTGGCTATCAGAAAGAATAAAGAAATACAGAGAAAGTTCAGTCAAGGCAGATTGGACTCCATCAAGACTTGGAAAAGGCGAAAGGACTCGTAGTGGAGATTACCTAAGATGATAAAAAGAGCTGGATTTTTAGATCAATCAAAAATAAACAGAATTCTGGAACTACTAAGATCTGGCGGTGGTGGAAAGATTAAGTTCAATCCACAGTCTGAACTTCCAGCAATAGATAAGATTATTATTGAAAATTCACCACCAAGTGATAATCCAAATGCCTTAGCATATGTTACAAATGATCCAGATCCAAAAAAGAGCGATGATATTCATCTTGTTTTGCCTGCAATAGAAAAAGCAATCCAAGAAGAAATGAGAAATCAAAAACTTGATCCAAATGAGCTTTCTTCTTTAGATCTTTCAAACTTAGATAATAATCCAAAAATAAATACTATTATTATTTTGTTATCATCAATGTTACATATTTTTTCTCATGAAAAAGGTCACAAGAAAGGTTTTAGGGATACAGGTAAATTGCAGTCAGAAGAATTTGCAGAAGGGGAGGCAGATAGGGCCATGCAGAGTTTTAAGGTTAATTCAAGTGTAGATCCAAAGCTAGAGCTAAAGAAGCTAGCATCAAAGCTAGATGATCTTGGCGAAACATCTTTCGTTAAGGATGTTTATCGTATTGCATCACTTCTTCCAAAAGAACAAGAAGAAAAAGCTCTTCCAAAGAAAATGGCAAATAGAGATTTGGACATTCTTAAGAAGGACTTAGAAAAGCTTTTCTCAAAATGAAAAAAACTGCCTTAGGACTAAATGATATTGCAATACCTGGAGCACCATATGAAAATAGGACTGGTGTTGACCCCGCAAATTCCGCAATATCAAACAGATTCTTTGGAAAAGAATTTTCAGACGATCACAACGAAAATGCTCTACCCATAGTAAAGAAAAGGCATGAGGTTCCAGAGGATGCTGGATATGAAGAAGATCCAGCTGCTGCAAAGTATTTTCAGTACCTCTTAAAAATGAGAAGAAAAAAGAAAGCGAGCCGCAAGGCAGCTGAGTAGCAATCGGTATAATTGCTACGGAGGGCAAATGGGCCACGAAGTTATTTCCGCTGATATTATATATGACGTACAAGCCGGTGACAGTGGAAAGGGTAAGGTTTCAGCCTATCTTTCTTCTCAGAAAAGTCGCGCTACAGGACTCTTTAATCACTATGAGTTTGTAGTAAGATGGGGAGGAGGAGCAAACGCTGGGCACACAGTTTATGTTGGAGATAAGAAGTATAAAACACACCTTGTTCCATCCGGAGTATTTCATGGAATTAAGTCTTTAATAGGACCAGGTTGTGTCTTAAATCTTGAGTCGCTAAAGGAAGAGCTTTCTTATTTAGAAGAAAATGGATTTGATAGCTCCCTAGTTAGAATCTCTCCAATGGCACACATTGTAACCTCAGATCATATTGACTTTGACAAAAAGAATCTTGCAGGAAAGCTTGGAACAACCTCTAGAGGAATTGCTCCAGCATACTCTGATAAGTATGCCAGAGTAGGAACTCAGTTTAAAGATGTTGCGGCAAAAGATTCTTTCTGGAAGAGCTACCTATTTGACGGCAGACTCTATGGCAACATACTTTGCGAAGGTGCTCAGGGATTTTATCTTGATATAAATTGGGGAAATTATCCATATGTAACTAGCAGTGAGACACTGCCATATGCCGCTTGCTCCGTTGGATTTTCTCCAAAGAAAATAAATAATATTTATGCTGTAGCAAAGATTTATGAGACTCGTTCTGGAGAAGATTCACTATTTCCAGAGTCACTTTTTGATAATCCAGAATTATCAAGAATTGGAGAGATCGGTCAAGAGTTTGGAGTAACTACTGGTCGCCGCCGTAAGGTAAACTATCTTAATCTTGATCGCGTAATCTTTGCATTAAATACTGGCGGAGGAAACAATCTAGTTGTTTCAAAGTGCGATGTCTTAGAGGAAGCAGGAGTTTTCAAGCTATTCTACAGAAATGAATTGATAGCATTTGAATCTCTTGAGAAAATGAAAAATTTTATTAGCGTAAGACTAAATATAGAGTGCCCAGAGTTAGAGAGAATCTATTATTCTTCTTCACCAGAGGTTGTAGAAGGATTAACAATTTAGGTTTAATATGAAAGACAAAGTTTTACTATATCACAAAAACTGCCCAGATGGTTATGGATCTCGTTGGTGCTTTGAGAAGAAATGGGGAGAGGAAATGACTTATATTCCTGTATCCCACGGATCTCCACCACCAGAAGGATTAGAAGATAAGGATATTTGGATAGCAGATTTCTCATACTCAAAAGAAATCCTTTTGGGCCTAAAAGAAAAGAATAGATCTATAACAGTAATAGATCATCACAAAACTGCAGAAGAAGCTTTAAAAGATTTAGATTTTTGTCACTTTGATATGTCTCATTGCGGATCAATACTCTCTTGGTATTATTGCAATGGTCTAAACAAAGAGCCTCCAATACTTCTAAAATATATAGAAGATCAAGATCTCTGGAAGTGGCAGATGCCATTTGCAAAGGAAATTCTAGCAGTAATAGATAGTTATGATTATTCTTTTAGACTATGGGAAGAGCTAAATGCTAGGCTGATGGATGATCAAAAGTTCTCAGAGTTTCTAGAGGAAGGCTCAGCACTTCTTCGTCAAAGAGAAAAGAAAATAAAAGAAATTTATGCCAAAAGACATACTCTAACTGTTTTTGGAGAAGAAATTCCAGCAGTAAATTCTCCATTATATCAGTCTGAGCTAGCACAAAGAGTTGCCGAGGAAGCTGGCACAAAATATGGCCTAGCATATTATTTTGATGGAGACGGCTATGTTTTCTCAATTAGATGTGGAAAGGAAAAAGATTTTGACGTTTCTGCAATTGCGGTAAAATTTGGAGGAGGGGGCCATAAGGCGGCTTCCGGTTTTAAGGTTAAAGATCTTAAGGAACTAAATGGGCAATGAATATAAATCAAGAGATTTAAAAGAAAAAATATCAAGATATATAACCAGCCTAACCCCAAAGGGTTCAAAATACCCAATTGGAGTTGGTTGGTCTATATGGAACTCTTTTGATATTTCAAAAGATGAGTGCCTAACTCTCTTTACCGATAAATCTTTTTCTAGATTTATTTCAGCAAAGACAGGATCTGCCTATGCTTTTAGGGCGGTAGTTCTTCACGGTGTCTCACTTCATCCAGAATTGGCTACAGAGATTTTATCTGCTGATAAGAAAAGCAATCTCTTTCCATATAAGCAATCTGTAATATCAGGCGGACTATACGTTGATAAAATAGATCCATCTGTTTTTAAAGACTATGACAATGTTGCCAAGGTAGAGTACCTAAAAGTTTGCCCCTCAGAAGAAGTAGAAAGATTTTTAAAAGATCCCTCTGATAAAGTCCGCATGGAAGCGTACCATAGAAAGGGGATGCTATCCTGCGCCGAAGAAATGTCGAAGGATAAGTCGGCAAAGATTAGGGCCTCAATATGCTTGGTTTTACCGCATAGTAATCCAATATTAGAAAACATGATCCATGATAGATCAAAATGGGTTTTTTATTCTGTATTGAAAAAGGTTGATAAGTCAAAAATTCCAATGATGCTAGGAAGTAGGCATCTAAAAGAAAGCTTCATTAATTCAATCCTTCAGAAAAGAATGAGTAATTTAGGAGAAAAATGAGATACAACATCCGAGTAACTAACAAAGAAACAAAGACAGTATGGTATCACGATGGCCTTACAAAAGAGGAGATTGGATGGATACAGTGCAATAGCAATCTAGTTGTAGAGATTCGATCTGAATCACACGAGCCACAAGGCAGAGATTCTAGAACACAGAGAGAAGACCAGGAGTAAAAAATGTTTCTTCTAATGGCCGGATTTGCTCTAGCTTATGAACCGGTTGAAGGCATTAACTTTCCAAACACATCAGAGATAGAAGAATATAATTTTTATCACAATATAAATCTAAGATATAGAATTTATAGACAAGCTAACTCTAGTTATGATGATATGCTAATTTATGGCGCAATTTATGCATCAACATTGGCTTCATTCAGGGAAATCCGGTCATTAGGGGCAATTGATAAGAAATGTGGAAAAGATGATTTTATTGAAATATATGAAATTTCAGAAAATCAGCTAAATGATTCTTCCAGATTCCCATCACAGTATGTAGGCGGTGGTAATACAGGAAGAGATTCTCTCTGGGGTTATTTTGATCCAAGGCCAGCAGAGCCAGGCTACAATGCAATAGTAATTACTCCTCATGCAGATAAATCTAACTATAGAGTTATGGTCCATGAGATAGCACACCACTGGTACTCTGAATTCTGTCTTGAAAGATTTACAAATTTAGATTCAGAAGAGTTTGCAGTTAAAATACAAGAGAGGGTAAAGATAAAATAATGCTATATACATTATTAATATCTGCTGCGCTAGCATATTATCCACTTGATGGATTAAGCTTTCAAAACTGGATTCAGGAGGATTTTATAAAGATTGATGGAAAAAATTCTATACAGTATTCTTTCCACAGGCAAAATAAAACAGGCTATCCGGTTGGACTTACAAAAAAGGGTATAACGGCATCATCTACTGCAAGCCTGATAGAAATAAGAAAAATAAAGCCAGATATTGTTCCATGTAAGTCAAAGCAGAAAGTAGAATTTTTTGAAGTTGACTACAATCAGCTAAACGATGAAGGGCTTGTTCCAAAGGAATTGACTGTAACAGAGGGTATGCTAGGCTATTTTGACCCAAGAATAGAAGAAGTAAATGTTGATTCAATTGTTTTGACAAAGAACTCTCAGTTTATAAATTTTCAAATAATTACTCATGAGCTAGCCCATCATTGGTATTCTTATTACTGCCTTGAGGATTACACTAGCATGACATCTGAAGAGTTTGCACAGAAGATACAATTTTCATTAAAGGAGCTTAATAACTATGAATATTACTGAAGCATTAGCTTTTGATGATGTACTTTTAGTACCTACTTATACAGAAGTAAGATCTAGATCGGTTCCAACACTAGATACAAATATTGCAGGAGTTAATCTTACTCTTCCAATGATAGCCTCTCCAATGGATACAGTAACAGAATCAAAGATGGCAATAGCAATTGGTCTTGCCGGAGGTATGGGAGTAATACATCGCTTTATGTCTCCCTCAGAGCAGATAGATAACGTTAGGTCTATTGTTAGAGCCGAACAGGAAAATAAGAAAGAGATTCCAAAGGTTGTTGCTGTTGGACTCGGTACTGATGAGGTATCAAGATTTAAAGAGCTATGGAACTCAGCCCCACTCGATGCAGTCTTAGTTGATGTTGCAAATGGTCATTCATCTTATATGGCAGATGGACTTGGCAAGATAAAGGATATTGCACCAGACATAAAGATAATTGCTGGAAATGTTGCTACTGGAGAGGGATTTCATTTTCTTGCAAATACAGGAATGGTAGATGCTGTAAGGGTTGGAATAGGATCAGGAAGTATCTGCTCTACAAGAATTCAGACAGGATTTGGTGTACCACTCCTTCATTCTATAATGCAGTGCTTATATATGAGAAACGCAGTTTATGACCATAAAAAGATAGCAATTATAGCAGATGGAGGAATTCGCTATCCATCAGATGTTGTTAAGGCAATTGCCGCTGGTGCTGACGCTGTAATGTGCGGAAGTCTTTTTGCTGCAACCGATGAAACTCCGGGAGCCTTGATGCGCGATGAAAATGCCGGCATAACATACAAAGTCTATCGCGGCATGGCATCAGCAGAAGTTCAGAAAGATCATCGAGGAGGCTTAAAGCCTCTAACCTGTGCAGAGGGTGTATCAACAAGAATCCCAGCAAAAGGATCAGTTGCTCCAATTCTAGGAGAATTTGCTGGTGGTCTAAGGTCTGGAATGACTTATGCTAATGCAAAAAATCTTGAAGAACTGAGAAGAAATGCTAAGTTTGTAAGAATAACTCACGCTGGACTCCTTGAGTCTCATGCTTTTGGAACAAGGAAGGAATAATGAATGATCAGATAAACTCAACTATAAAGTCTGTAATAGAGCTAAAAAGTGGCATAGGTCTTTTCTCAAAAGAGCTTGAAAAGATTCATTCTCAGCTTGAAGAGCTTAGATCAATATTGGCATCACAGCAGACTGTTTCAAATATAAAGGAAGAGCAGGTTTCAAATCCTACGCCTACACAGAAAAAGACTCTTGTTGTTAGAAGGGAAGACCAGGAGGAAGTTGAGCTTTTAGATAACAAGGGATATCAGATTCATGTCGTTGGATTGGGTGTTCAGAATTTAGACTAAAGTTTTTAATATTGGCACTTGACCAATACGGTTCGGTGCCTATATTTCTAATGTCGCCAGCCGAAAGGCATAAGGCGAACGACTCAACGGCAAAAAGAAAGCCGATTTGAAAAATAAAAGATTGGATTTAAAAAATAGGTTGCCGCTAGCCGCTAGGTGGTTAAGCTATAGGGGCTGGCGGCAAGGTAGCCAACAAAGGAGGATGGATGGACAATTCACAATTTCTTTTTCTTAGAAATGCTTTAGATGATATTTACCGAAAGCTATCAAATGTAGAAGCAGAAGTTCAGGCACTAAGAGCAGATGTATCTTCTCTTAGCGTTAGACAGACAACCGGGGAGAATACAACAGATGGTCTAAGAGCAGAATATGAGGAATTCAAGGCACAATGGGATTCTGAGTCGCCAGATGTTCAGTCACTTAAGGATAATCTCCTTAAGCTAAGAGCCTCTCTCGCTTCGTTGGGCAGCTTAAATGAGGCTCTACAAAACGCAGAGAGCGTCGGCTCACAGCAAGGATAGATTGGAAAACTCAAAAATTCTAAAAATAGCACCGATCTATGATATAGAGTAGGCGTGGCGAGGTTGCCACGGTACGCAAACGGGGAAAGCCCCACAACAACAATCAATCGTCAACAATCGTTCTAACTCAATAATCGTACAAACTGGAGTAAAAACAATATGAACGTCTCTCATACCAAGCGCGTCCTTCGTGAAATGCCTATCGACAAGTCCATCATGCTTCGCGCTAAGCACGGTGTCGGTAAGTCCTCTGTAATCAAGCAGGCTGCTGCCGATCAAGGTGTCTCCTTCTTCGATGTTCGCCTTTCTCAGTGTGAGGTTGGTGATATCAAGGGTCTGCCTCACCTTGATGCAGAGAAGGGTATCACCACCTTCCTTAAGCCTTATTGGTGGCCTCGCGATCCTCAGAGCAAGGGTATTCTCTTCTTCGATGAGCTTAACCGTGCCAGCAAGGATGTTCTTCAGGCGGTATTCGAGATTTGTCTCGACCGTCGCCTCGATGGTGAGAAGCTTCCCGATGGTTGGCGTGTTGTAGCGGCAGTTAACGCCGATGATGATTACGATGTTGTCGAGATGGATCCAGCTCTTCTTGACCGTTGGTTTATGATCGATTTCGATCCTACTCCAAAGGAATGGATTGATTGGGCACGTTC